TCCCCGGCTGCTTGTGGGGGGTGCGTCGCTTTGCTCGTCGCAGCTCCTGTCTGCTTCTGGGCGACGCTATGGAGCTGCTGATAGAGCTTCTGTAAGCTCGCATTCAGCATACCAGCAGCGACGCCCGCGTCAAGCACGGACCGGTGCTCTAGGTAGTGGTCTCGGCGCATGGCTTGGATCGACTGCCCGAGCTCCCCATGGTCAAGCGCCGCAGCGAATGGGAATGCATCGGCGTGCTCTACGACAAACCCGACCAATTGCTCGCGGTCTGCCGCTAGGTTGCGCTGCACTCTGTCTGTACGTTCCCGGGCCTGTCTCTCATCCGCGGCCTTGGTCTGTTCTGCAAGCTTGCCCTCGAGTTCGGCGAGCTTGGCCTGCAACGGGTCCGGAGGCTTCGCCTTCCCCGCCACGATATCGTCTGTGAGCTTGTCGGGGTCGAGCCCGGCGCGACGCATGAACTCGATCGGGTCGGTCTTTCGGAACCCGTTCAACTCGTCGAGCTTCGCGCGCTCAGCCTTGACCTGCGCCTCCTGCTCAGCGAGAGCTCGCTGCTGCTTTCGGATCGCGGCCTCTGCCTTCGCGACGTTGTGCAACTTCGCCAGCACCTCACGGCGCTCCTGCCGAGCAGACGCCTTGTCTGGCTCAGGGGCAGCGGCGGGTGGAGTCGCGGGCGCTGGGGCAGGCGGGTTAGGCTCCGTCGCTGGCTCGGTCTTCGCCGGCTCAGCCTTGGATGGTGCCGCCGTCTCAGACGCGATCGAATCCATCTGCGCTAACGCGGCGTTGGTGGCTTCATCTCCAAAAATGATCTCATCGTTGTCGCTCATGCTGGAGCTCCTTGTTGCGTTGGGACGGGCGCTGGACCAGGGGCCGGTGCTGGGGCGTTCTCCGCTTGGATCGCCTTCACAAGCGCAAACGCTTCGTCGATAAATGCTCGCAACAGCGCAAGCCGTTCGTCGTTGACGTCTAGGTCTTGCTCGGCGAGGCAGTACCGCGCCTGTGCTCTGTCGATGCACATTGCGAGCGGCCAATATCGCTCAGGTGCCAGGTATGCGCCGTCGTTCAGGATGCTGTCGATCGCCATGTCGATTACCCGGAGTCCAGCCGACTTGAGTGCGATCGTCGTCTCAAGCTCTGGAGCGTCGAGCATGTCGATCGACTGCTCTGGCGTGATGTACCCACGATCTTCCATTTCTGCCAGCGTGGCGAGCTTCCCCGCCGGATCCTCTGGTAGCAGAGCGGCCGGGTACGGACGAATAACGAACTTGGTGTCGCTCGGCGCTACGTCCTTGAACGCCACGCTCTGCGCTACGAAAGATCCGTACTTGCGCCCGACGTGCACGGTGGAGAAGTCCGGGTTCTCCTCAAACAAGCGCGCTCCAGCCTGCAAGTCCAGCTCCGATGTGCTGACGTGAAAGCGCTCCCATGCGCGGCCGGCTAGCACATGGCGAGCCGTGTCGACGTCTGACCGCACGCGGATCGCTCGCCCAGAAGCGTCGAGCCCGGCTGGAGTCTGGGAAGCAGCAGACATCTGCGACAGACCAGCACGCGCAAACGCACGCTGCTGCATCAGCTCAATCTGCTGGTAGACCTCCCCAGGGACCACGATGTTTGGGATCATGTACTGAGGCGGAACCGCGCCATTGTACCGAATGACCTTGCCGATCTCGTCGGTGAAGTCCGAGTCGTTCACACCACTCGCGTTGTTGACCAGGATCTTCGAGCTCGACATCAACCCGATCGATTCAAGAACGAAGATGATCAGGTCGTTGATCGCGATCTGAATACCGACCAGATCGTCAACCAGACCGGTCTGCCAGAACCCACGCGCGGGCGGCTGCCACCGCAGGAACGCGAACGGGAAGGCATCGCATGGCTCGTCCAGAAGCGTGCACGTGTCAACGCAGATGATATGCCTGCCATCGTCCGCGCTTGGAGCGCTCGGCAGGTGCCATGCTTCTGTGACCAGCACCTGATCGGACGTGCGCTGGTATCCGTCGTCCTCAGTGCTAGACCCCGCCTCGTCAATGTCTCGGCTCTTGGATGGGTACAGCGCCGACAAGCAGTCTCGATCGACTGCCCGGCGCTGCGCTAGCGTGCGAGGCTTGCCGTACTTCGCGTCCTGCTCGTCCCACCATAGCTCCTCTGGATGTACCACTTCATGTTCGATCTTGCCGTGGACTGGCGACACTTTGATCTGGCCCATCGAGCACACGGTCGCGTCGAACGCAGCTTGGATCGCCTCCTCCCGGAACTGTGTTTCGTACCAGATCCCGTCGGTGAACCGAGTCCGCTCCTCCGCCTGTCGCTTGGCGTTCGACAGCCCCACGCCAACTGGAACATGCATGACCTTGAGCTGCGAGCGGCACACCTTCGCTATGAATGCGTCGGCTACCATGGCAATTACGTTTATCGGAAGCGGCAACCCGCCACCTGGTATCGAGTCGATTGCGTCGGTGATGATGCACAGGTCGTTTCCGACGAACTCCCGATTGACGTTGACGCCGTAGTATTTGAGGCATTCCTCGATGTGTGTCTTTCTTGCCTGGTGCTGGTCGCGCAACGCAGACATCGCCTCGTGCACCGAAGAGTGGACGTCGGCCTTAGACTCGCGCCACCAGTGGTTTTCGCGCTTCGTGCGGGTCGCTTCAGTAAGGCGCGCCATCAGCGTGGCCCTCGGAAACCAGACACATGCCCGAACTTCCGACGCTCGTCGTTGTCTCGTACAACAGGCTTCCGATCCGCGTCTACCGATACCGGATCTGTAGGTGGGCCAAGGTGTATTGACCATTCAGGTGTAGACACGTGCGTCACGCCAAGCTCTCGCATGACCACCGCCAATTCCCGAATCTGGACGGGGCCCATCATCGACGCACCTTCTCTTCTGCTACCACCACGGACGCCACTACGCTCGGCGAGTAGCCAAACGTAACACCGTCCTTGGTCGCGAACACATAACCGTCGGCCAACCGGAGTTCATACTCCGTGTCTTTCAGATTGCTCTGCAGCCCGCCGCCGCTCGGCGCTCGCTGTTGCAGAGTAGCAATGAACGTCACTTGCCTGAGCTTCATCTTGGCTCGTACTCCCATCCCGCGGGCGCGTGCACGCGGTCCATCAGTTGCGTGTACCGAAGCGGGCCATGCCCGCACAAATCCTCGACCAACAGTCGCGCGATACCGACATTTCGATACGCCTGCTTCGTATAGACGTAGTCCAGTCGACCAGTGCGGCCGCACGCCCATCCCAGTATCAGGTCTGGATTGTCCGCGAAAGACGCCACCACCAGCTTCGAACCGTCTTCCAGCATCGACGCGATCCGGTCTCGCTGTGCTGGGAAGTACAAGCTAGGCTTGACCCGCGATAACCGCTTGTCGCCGTGCCGCAGCGACCGCAGCCATGACGACAAAATGCACGGCATGTCGTCCGCAGTCGCGTCTCGGACCGTGACAGACTCGCTCATCGCCGCCTCGCGTAGCTGTGCCGTTGGTGTTTTGCTCTCTCGGCTCTGACCATCTCTTGCACGATCCTGTCCTCCTCCTCGCAGCGCGACGGGTCCTTCTCTACTGGAGCCACGCTCAGGTATTGCCGGCAGCGTCTCCACCCGTACAGCATCGCGTCACACTCGTGGTTTGGCTGCTCGCCCTCCTCGAGCTTGGCTGGCGTCTTCCAGGCGAGAACCTTGGCCTCCTCTCGCAGTCCAGCAGTGTCTCTCTCGATGAGTTTCAGCCGGCCTGTCTTCAAGTCCCCATTGAGCATCTCCTGATAGGCCCGCTTGCTCGCCTTCTCTGCGGGCTCCACTGGCAAGGCATGCCTCTCGTTCATCTCCTTCACGTACGCGCCACCTAGCCCACCAGGATCCATAACGATCGACTCGATGGAGTAAGCCGACATGATCTCCTTGATGCGCTCGGCGATGCTGCTTGGAGTCATCCCGGCCTCACACCATGAGCGGACCACGTAGGCGGCGAGTTCCCGTGGGTGATATGCCAGCAGCGAGAATGCTGTTGTTGGGTGGTATTCGCTCGACCCAATGTCGATGCTCAAGACATAATGCCACCCGTCAGTCCGTGGCACGTCGAACGCGAGCGCGTTGTGGGGTATGTGGTACACACGCATCGAGCTGTCTTCGACCCACCTGCCCAGGTACTCCCGCACGTACGTCGGGTGGTCGGCCGACCACTTGTTGTCTCGCAGCACGCGCTCCAAATACGCGGCCGGCTCCCGCACGTACGGGTTGTCTAGCACGCTCCACGTGTGCACTGACCACGACGTGTCGGACGCCGCCGTCGCGTCGTAGAACAGACCGTCTGGCGAGATTCCAGGCGATCCAATCAAGGCCAGCTCCCCATCCCAGTCCATCAGCGCTGGGTCTAGGATATCGCTGACAAGTGTGCGGATGTAGGCGGGGAACGACCCTGCCTCATCGATCGCGACTCGTCTGTACGCGGGGCCACGATACACCTCTGCGTGCGAGGTGTCGGGGCATCCGGTCACCCATACCCTACCTCCACCTGGCCAGTCGACGGTCAGATCGGACTCGTGGAAGTCCAGCCCGAGCTGCCACTGCGCGTTCAATTGCCGAAGAGTCGCCCATAGGATCCGACGCGCGTGGCCTCGCGTCGTGGCTATGTACGGGCTCAGCGTCTCGGGCAGGCTGAGCGCCGCGCCCTCGAGTAACCACACGGCTACCCCATGAGACTTGCCCGCACGTCGGGTACACAGGCCGGCCTTACGACGGGCAGGATCTGCGACAAACGTGCGCTGCTTTGGGTGCAGCGCCTCCATCAGTGGGCGCAGCCTTGCCCGCGCTGCCACTCGGCGCGAGGCTTCGGCTCGGACGGAGGCGATGTCAACCATGAGCCTCCAGAGCCTTCGCCAGCTCCGCGTCTGTCATCTTGGCAACCGTGGCGTTGACCACGTTGACGGTGACCCGGTTCCGCTCCTCGAGCACCCCCAAGATCCGACCGGTCATCTCGATGATTCGGACCAACTGGGCTATCGCCTTGATAGCTGTCTCCAACCTGCCAGCAGCCTCCGCCGTCGAGGCTATGCGCCGAGCGTCTGCCTCGAGCTGCTGTATCTTGCCAAGCAACATATCAAGCGTAGGAGAGTCGACGACCTCCGCTACCTGCGCCGGGATGGCTGCGCTTGCGGCGGGACGGCCGCGCTCTACGGCCACGAAGTGCTTGCTGTGCCTGCGGATAGACGACTGGGGAATTCCGTACCTTTTCTCGAGATCCCGCCACGACAAAGACGGATCTGTGATGTCGGCGTTTATCCGTTCGACGTCTGCCCGAGAGCAGATGGCACAGCCAGGCGCGGTCACTGTGCCATCAATGTGCCACAGATGTGCCACGTTGGCAAGGCACAAGCACAAATACCAGCGGCGCAGATTGTGCCAAGTGTGCCAACGCCTGCCCAGTTGCCACGCTGTCCGGACATGGGTACACTGAGTCGCGGAGGACTCACATGCGGTTCGCCCTTGCCATCGTGCTGATGTCTGCTGGCTGCGCGTCGACGCAATACGACGCCCAGCGCTCCGAAATCACTTCGCAAGCCGATAGGTCTGCTGTCTACGAGGAGTGCAACATCTTCACGCCACCTGGGGCAGACTGTGGCCTTATTGCCCCAGAGTTCTGGGGCAACGCCTTCGTCACCCAGTTCATCTCCGAGATATGCGGTGGCGAGGCTGACGACGCCTGTGAGACTCGCCTGGTCAGGGCGTGGATCGAACGGTTGTCCGCGAGGTACCCGAACGCGGACCTGGCAGACGTCTCCCGATACTGCGACACGTACCCGCGTAAGTGCGCCGACAACTCAGCCTTCGAGCGTCTATGGCTGCGCTCACACAACTCCGCCGTCGATGCGCAGGAGGCCTTGGCCCTCGGGCAGGTAGCCTCGGCTGAGCGCCAGCAAGACGCGGAGGCGGCGGCTTCCAGGCAGAGAGCGCTTGACGGACTACGGGACGTGCTGCTCGACCTAGCAAAGTCCAAACAGGGCACCAGCATCGACTGCACCACGCACGGCAGCACTACCCACTGCACCTCCCGATCCGCACCCTAACCACGCAATAACTCGCCGTAATCCAGCCCCACCGCCCATTTTGATCCGCACCCCCGATGCGCCTCAAGCCAGTCCCACGGGCAAGGCGTAGCCGGCACGGTAGACCCGCAGCAGCACGTGAACACGCCAGCGAGAGCCGAGATGTGCGGCAGCTCGTCCGGCATCCCAGGCCGGCGAGGGGGCTGCACGGGGAAGGCTTGCGGACCGCGCAGGCGCTCCGTGGCTGGCGTTGGCGTACGTAGGCGCGTCATCGTGTCACCATGTGTCTTTGATGCTCAGTGACACCAATTCCGCTGTGGAATCCACCACTTACCCCCTGTGTCAGTGAGTCATTGATATAGTCTCTAGAGGGGCCATTAAATATCAGTGACTGGGAGGTCTTAAGCGAAAGCCACGGACACCGCAGACACGGTGACACAACCCGGTTTCTCTCGAGAAAAACCGCAAAAACCGCGTCAGTGATGTGCCAGTGAGTCATTGGGAGCACTCCCAGATGAGCACCCGAGACCCACGGCTACCGAGTCGCTTCGTCTGCTCCCACCCGTTCGCGCGCAGCACCCGGGCTACCCGCCTGGCCTCTCCCTGGCCCTGCCTAGCCGGTTCGATTTCGAGGCACACGGTAAGGATTTCGGGCACTGTGGCCTTGGATCGCTGGTCCACCCAGGCCATGATCCGCGTCTCCCACGGGTCGACCTCGCGACGTTCGGCTAGCGCGTCGACCTGGGCGGGGACCTCCTCGTCGAGGAGCCACGACTGTTCCCCGGCCTCGAACCGGACCATGGCCTCTCCCCACAACTGGTCTCGGTCTCGGGCGAGCCACTCATGACGGATGGCTACGCACCTCACGGCCCAGTACCGACGTGCCCCGGTGACGTCCGTCTGCCAGTCGTGCTCGTTGGTGGTCGCGGCGAGGACGTTCTGGCGGGGGATGTCCACAGCCCGTCGACCGTACGCGGGGCGGTAGTGGTCGACCCGGCGTGAGATGAACGCCTTGCGGGTGTCCTCGTCCGACTTGCGCCAGCGAAGCTCACCGATCTCGATACACCACTTTCCGCGCAACCCCTCGGCGGCATCCTTCGAGGATGGGTCGCCGATGTCATCCGCGAACCACGGGTCGGAGAACAGGATCCGTAGAGCCTTGGACTTGCCGATCCCTTGCAGCCCTTCGAGCACGAGGATGGAGTCGGCCTGACACCCGGGCTCGAAGATGCGTCGGACGGCGCAGATGAACCACCTCAGCGGGGCCGTGAGGTAGTGGGCTTCGGTGGGCGCGCTCAAGTAGACTTGGGCCAGCGTCGGTAGCCGGATCTTGCCGTCCCACTTGTCGCGGCACTTGGTCAGGTACTCACGGACCGGATGGAAGGCGTTGCGCTGACAGACGAGTTCGATGGCTGTGTGAGCCGTGTCTCGTGCTACCCTCAGCGCGTACCGACGCTCGAGCCACGCGACGAGGCGCGCGTCGTCGTCGTCGTCGATCGTGGTGTGTTCCATGTCGGCAGCGGGCGCATCCTCGGCATACCAGGGTGGCGGCTTGAGAAAGACGCTGCGCGAGGCGAAGGCGTCGTGGGCGAGCACGCCTCGCCACTGGTCGTCGTGAGTCAGGATGCTGACGGCGTTGGAGATGAGGGGTAGTAGCTCCCCGGACGGCTTGCGCTGGAGTTCGGCCTGCCAATCGGCGTTGGGTGCAGGGTCATCGGCCACGACGCCGTCAGCATCGTGGCGAGGATATGCAGCGTCAGCGGCGGCCACGGCTGTTGGTGGGAGCGCGGCGCGCACGTCAGCTAGGCCTCGGCTTGAGCAGTGAGCGTGAGAGCAGTGGAACCAGCCGAGTGTCTTGCCAGCGGTAGGCCGGAATACGACCGTGGACGAGTCTTGGTCGCCAGCGGCGTGGCTGTGCTCCGCCTCCCAGGGGCACACAACGGCGCTTCGATCGGGGCCTAGCTCTCGTCGTACCCACCCTGCCGCCTTGAATGCCGCAAGGAGCCACCCGTCACCCGCAGAGGCAGGTGCTTGTGGCTTCGGCTTCGAGACAGCGGCGACCGTGGGCTGCGGATAAAGTAGGTCGAGCATCCAGTCGGGGCACGGCTGCACGTCAGTCTGGCCAGGGTCGCACTCAGGCCGGAAGGCGTAGCGCTTGCCGGAGACGTGTAGACTGGGAGGCGCGACGACGTAGCCGCCGTCGCAGCGCGTGTCGATGCCAGGCTTGACGGCGTTGGCGCGAGAGCGGCAGACGCCTCTGTCTGTGGGGCGTAGGTAGTAGTAGTGCCAGCCGCCCGAGCCGGTATCGACGGTGACGGTGAGCGTGGGCAAGTCATGATCCATGACGAGCCGTTGCCAGGTGCCGGCCCCGCCGTTCTTGGGGTCCACGTCGACGGCTAGGAGCTTGGACAGCTCGCCCATAGCGATCCCGATGTTCGCGTCGGGCCACTGCTTCCACCAGTTCCGAATCGTCTCCTCGTCTGTCGTCGCGTCCTTGAAGCCGCGCTTGGTACGAGGGTGCTTGCCGGGGTTGCCGCACGGCTTGCCGCATGAGCACCCGCCGTTTGTCGTCGGAGTGTGCAGCGGGAACACCGGCCAGCCTCGACGAGCATAGGCGATCGCGTAGGGAAGCATGGCAGGATGCTGAACGATCGGGGCTGGCATCACCGAATCACCTCCAACACGTCCTCAGGCACGCGAGCGAGCACCGCGAGAGCTCCGGCGCGACGGCACATGTCGAGGAACGCGAGCTGTTCGGGGGTCGCCCGGCCGTCGGCTGACTTGAGCTCGGCGGCGATAAACCGGCCGGTCTTGCGCACGATGCCGAGATAGTCCGCGCCGCCCTTGCCGCCGACGCCGTAGACCACCTTCGACTCGCCTCGTCGCGGGTCCCGGCGCGTGCCGCAGTGGGGGCACACCGGGTTGAAATCCGCCACGCCCTGGTTGTTGCGAAACCAGCAGACTTCGGCCGCTGTGGCGAGGAGCACGCGCTGTGTGGCTCGGTTCTCGGGGGTATCACGGGGCATGGGTCACCTGAGCACGAGCGGCTGACCACTCGGCCTGTGAGGGAGCGGAACCGTATTTTGCGGCGTACCGGTGCCGCGCGGCGAACGGGTTCCAGCCTTTGGCGGCGCACATCGCGAGCTGACCGGCTAGGTACTCGACGCGCTGCTCGTCCGTGTCGCGGCCGGCGCGAGCGAGCCGAGGTGTCTCCGCGCCGCACTGAGAGCACGTGAGCGGAGTGCAGTAGTGCTCTTGCCCGCACTCGTGGCAGGTCCACGCAACCATGCGAGCGAACGCGCGGGGCTTGAGCTCGAGCCCGGGACGAGCGGGGACGTCAGCGCCGCAGAACGGGCACGGTCCGCTGGGACGCTGGGTGCCGATCCATCCGCAAGAGCCGCACTGCCACAACGCGCGCAGCATCGAGTGCGCGCTGATGGGCGTGGAGCCTGGGGCAATCGAGTACTCACGGTCTGCACACGGGTGACCGTGCTCGATGGTCGCTCCGGCGCAGTCGACGAGAGTCGCGCGGTCACTCCCGTCGGGGCGCAGCACGCGGCCAGCGATCTGGATCAGTGTCGCGACGTTGACGCACCCGCGAGCGACGACTGCAACCTTGGCGCGAGGCGCGTCGAAGCCCTCGGTGAGACACCCGACGCTGGTCAGCACATCGACCGAGCCCGCGCGGAAGGCGGCGATGCCCGCGTCGCGCTCCCCCGGCCGCTCGCCGACAACAGACACGGCACGCACGCCGCGCACACAGAGTTCAGCGGCGCAAGCGTCAGCCTCAGCGACGGAGGCAGCGAAGATGATGCCGGGTCGTCCGCGGCTGTAGGTGGTGTAGGCGTCGGCTGGATCCATCGCGATGGCGCCGCGCATGCGCTTCTTGAGGCCCGTGGGGACAAAAACTTCGAGCGGAACCAGGTGACCAGCGGCGATGAGCTGCCGGTAAGTGGTCGCCACAACGAGCGCGTCCCATCCCTCGAGGACGCCACCTGAGGCGGTAGCAGGAGTGGCGGTGAAGCCGAGGACGATGGCCGACTGGTAGTGGTCTCGGAACGCCGCCCACGAGTTGCCCGTGTAGTGGTGACACTCGTCGGCCACAACGACGTCAGCGCCCGGCCACAGCCCACGCGCGAGCAGGGTTTCGATCATCGCCACATGCACGGGGCACTCGGGGTCGTACCGTGGGTCGTCCGCGCGGATGATGCTGACCGCTGGCACCCCGCACGCCGTGAGCTTGTCGGCCGTCTGCTCGAGCAACTCCTTGCGGTGCACGAGCACGAGCCCACGACGGCCACGGGAGAGCGCTGGAGCCAGGACGCCGCGCGTGAAGATGACGGTCTTGCCCGAGCCTGTCATCGCCACCGTGAGCACCCGTCGCTTGCCCCGGGAGCACAGCGAGCGCAGCGCGTCCACGGTCCTGGACTGGTAGTCGCGTAGCGCTAGGGTCACGGCTTGGCCTCCATCTCCCGAGCCTCGCGCCAAGCCGCCGCCTGGTCTTCGACTGGGTCGAGCTCGGGTAGGCCACGAGCGTCCTTGGTCCGTCGACGCCATGAGCCATACGCGAGGATGAGCCTCGGGTGGCCGTCGGCGTCGTAGAGCACGGTCGGGCCGGTGTAGGTGGGGGTCATGGCTCGCACCCCAGGAGCGCCCGCAGATCGACCGCGGCGAGCCGCCCGAGTTCGCCCCATGTGAGCGTTTGAACCGGGATGCCGTGTGTCCGAGCTTCGGCGATCTCGGCCTGGACGCCACGAGATTCCTCCCAACCCTGGAGCATCAGCACAACCACGAGCCGGGAGGCTCGGAGTAGCGGGAGATCGAGCTCGGCCCAGAACTCCCAGTCTCTAGGAAACGTCGATCCGATGTCGTGCCAGTGCACGATCGGGGAGTAAACGGGGATGCCGGCAGCGCCGATATTGCGCGCCGCGCGCCCGGCTAGCCAAGCTCGGTCGCCCATCACGCTAGGTTTCGGGTGTGTGTACGGGGATGCGAGGTAGATGAAACTCATGGCTTTGCCTCGTGCCGGCGGCGCTTGGCTGAGTCGAAGTCGATCGTGCCTTGTCGCGTGGCCGCCTTCTTGGCAGCGTGCTTAGCGATGCTGCGAGCCTTCGCGCGCACTTCGTCGTGCATGCGAGCGAGCTCCGACATCACCTCCCCGAATCGGGCCAGCGGGAGATTGCCCCACTTCCCACCAGTATCGGTCGTGAACGGGGGCGACAGTCGATGACGAAGGCGATTGTCGACGAGCCGGTATGCGACCAGGAGCGATAACGTCTCGTCCTGGTTTTCGTCGACCGAGATGGCGTTGATCGCCGATCGGATCATCTTCGCCTGGTCGGGTCGGACCAGGCCGTTGGGGGTGTCGAGCTTGCTGATGCGTTCGATCAGCGCCAGGTTCTGGGCATCGTACTGGGCCACGATGGCGCTCAGGGTGTCGAGCCGAGACAGGAACTCGCGCTCTCGTCCCGGCAGCACGTAGCCTCCATCGCTGTAGACGGCGAGGATGATGCTCAGACAGTGATCCTGGAATGCCGTCGACAGGTACATGCCGTAGGCGAGCGCAACCTTCGGGATGGCCCATGTCGAGCCACCATGGTCTTTCCCGCCTTTCTCCGAGTAAATCCCGATGTGCCCACCAGTCACTTCGGGTATTGCTCGAAGAAATCGAAGATACGCCTTTCCCTCCTTTCGACACCACTGAGCCGGGGCACGGCTCGGGTCTGCCCCGTCCGCGCGCCACATGTCGGTGAGACAAAGCATCTTGCGCTCGTCATCGCCGCGGACACCCTTTGAGTTGAACTCGAACTTGACGATCTGATTTGTCATTCATTCCTCCAGTGTCGACCGGTGGCACCCTCGGGAGTCGAACCCGAGCGCTAGATCTGGCGTCCACACACGCTCGTAAACGTGGTCGAACACACACGGCTCCACGCGGTGCCTGCTGCTGCCCATGCCTCTCCCAAGGATGGCGGCAGCGTGCGTTAGGCTTGTGGCGGCCTCCTTTCATCGACGCCGGCATTATCGCCAGCGCCGCTCTCCACCAGCCTTGACGTGGCTGGGGGTGAGAACATGGGCATTTGCCCAGCTTTCGCGGCCTCTGGCGTGCTGCTGGCGAGTTCGGCCGCAATCCGCTCCCGAGCCATCTCGGCCCATTCGGGCTTCTGCTCGAAGCCGATGAACTGCCGTCCGAGCCTCGCGCACGCAACGCCAGTCGTGCCGCTACCCGCGTACAGATCGAGCACCAGGTCGCCCGGCGACGTGAAGTCGGCCACGAGGGCGAGCATCAGCGACAGAGGCTTCTGCGTCGGGTGGCATCGACGGTTGTTCGCGTGCCGTTGCCCGCCTCGCTCAATGCACGTGAGCTCGTGATAGACGCCAGCCTTGCCGCCGCCGTTCCAGCGCTTGCGGCCGACCCGATGGCAGGCGACGATCGCCTCGAAGCCGACCCCAGGCCGATCGCCCGTGAACTGAGGGGTAGCGCCGAGCTTGACCCAAGCGCATGTCCGGCAGTAGTCGGTACGCCCAGCGGACGTGAGCGCACCGATCCATAGCGCCGTCGACTCGACGTCGCAGAAGACGAGAGACCACCGACACACACGGCCCGAGCACAGATCGCCTACGGCTTCGCGCCCGTCCTGAGTAATCGGGTCGAAGCCGAATTCGACCTCGCGCGAGATTGCGCATCGGGCCACATGCCCGTTGCCGCCGTGGAGCGGCGTCTTGCGAGCTCCGGCCCTCGACTTGCTGTGGGTGTGCGCCGAGTACGGAGGATCGGTGATCAAATGGTCGACATGCTCGGGGATGTCCGCGAGATGATCCTGCCATCGACCAGTGAACACCTGATAGATCATGGGCTACGGTCGTCCTTGGGGCACTCGTCGCATGAGCGCTGGCAGTGGTCGCAAGGCACCCGGGACACGCGATCCGTAGCGGACGCCAGCGCAGCCCGGGCAAGCCGCAGCTCGACGAACGCCCGCGCTCGCCGGAGCACGTTGCGCGCTGCCGACAGATCGTGCCACAGTGGATCCTCTTGGATTGTGCCATACAACGCAGCGTTGCTAAGGAACTCGCAGTCTGCTCTGATGCCCCAAAGTAGCTCACTTGCGGTAGGGTCTTCCTTGGGGCTCACGGCGTCCCCTCAACAGTCAGCACGCCTGGCAGCGTCTCTTGGAGGGCCGCGACCATCCCGAGCACCGCGTCACGACGTGCGGCATCGGGCGACACGATCGAGTAGGACCACGCGATGCGGCCGCTACTTGCCTTGTACCGGAGGCGCACCACCTGCGAGTATCCGACGCCGCCGACGAAGACCGGGATCGCGATGACGAAAGCGTTGGGCACCGAGAGCGGCTTGCCGTCGCTGTCCTTGTGCTCCTCGCCGTAGAAGATCTGGGTCTCGCCGGACGACAGGCACCGGGTCTCCTTGACCTGCACATCCATCTTGATATGCAAGCCACGAGCGAGCCCTTGCAGCTCGGCAGGAGTCGCGGCTCGCACACCGAGCTGCTCGATGACGTCCTTGGTCTTTGGGCCGACCGACACTGGGCTGATGATGTCCAGGCACCGGTCCTCGAGGTGCCCAGCAAAGTCGGCCTGAGACATCTGCGAGCCGTCGCGCTTGCTCCACGCGACCCACTCGGGGGACAGCGCGGGCGTGTACGTGATGCGGAAGTCTCGCCAGCCGGCGCCCTCGTGGTCGTGGTCGTTGATGACGGCGACCATTCGGGGAGCGCAGTCGTCATGCACGTAGATGACGCTGCCGCTGTGCGCGTACCGGCCGACGAGCGCCACGAACGCGGAGAGCGTATCGACCGCGATGGCCCCCTGATGGCGCGCCGGAGCGGGCATACGCTTGTCGATCTCGGCTTGGATGTCGATCGTCTTGCAGCTCGCTGGGTAGACGCCGTAGGTCAGATCGCCTACCTGCTGGACGACGAGCCGGGGCGACTGGTCGATGGCGCTGATGATGGCCTGCGTATCGCTGATGTTCTCCATGCTCTACTCCTTGACTGCGGTGAAAGCTTCTGTTTCTCGGACTTCGCGTGCTCCGCCGACCTCTCGGAGCGGGAGCGACTGTTGCCGCGGGTTCTCGACGGTCAGCCCGTCGCGGCCGATGAAAAGCGGGGTCGTCTCGCGCGTCTTGCGAGGCACCTTGGACTCGACATCGGGCTCGAACTCGATGAGGGAGCCATTCTTGTCGGCGGTGATCTTCAGCCGGATCGCCAGGGTGCCGCTGACTTTCTTGGCGCCAGCCTTGGCGCGCTCTGCCAGCGCTTCGACGGTCTTTTGCAACTCGTCGTTGACTTCGACCCGGAACTCGCCGTCGCCGACGAAGCCGAATATCACGCCAAAATCCCACGATCCTCTGTTACTCATGATCCTCTCCTCGCCCACAGTTGGGCCGGCCGACCGCCGTTGTTGTGCACGGGATCGGGCTTGTGTTTGACGCGCCGGCCGAGCCCTGCGAGAGCCTGGCGCACACGGTGCTCGCCCACCTGCAGCACCCGTTCGATCTCGAAAACTGACTGCCACGGCTTGCGGTCGAGTTGCCGCAGCACGCGATCGGCCAATACGCCGCTGTCTATCCAGCTTTTGTTCATTCTCCCTCCCTAATCAGGAACAAGATCGGCCGTCGCCCGCCCCCTGGTTTGTAGGCGTTGGGGCAGTCTAGGAGCACGCCGTCCCGCACGAGCCGCTTGCACGCTGCCAGCACCTTGTGCCGGTCGACTTCGAGCCACGCCGCCAGCTGAGGAGCCGTGTGCGGAGCGATGCGGAGGTTGCGGAGGATGTCCTGTTCGAGCGTCATCGGTCACTTCTCCTTCTTAACTCGGCCGACAAATCGGCTGAGCATTTTGCTTGTTGCCTGCATCCAGACCTCGGCGCCCGGCTGGTACCGGACGCGCCCACGACGGACCGCGGTCAGTAGCGCGCTGTGAGACTCGTGCAGCCCCACGACGCGGCCCTGGTAGGTCACGACGACGGTCGTGCTCATGGCGTCACCTCGGAGCTCGGCCGCGTCACCTCGATGACCTTGATCCCGCCGCACCGGTCGGAGGCTTTCGCCATGTCTCGTAGCGCGGCGGTGTAGCCGAGCAAGAATGCGGTCGTGGTCCCTACGCTCGGGTGCTCCGCGTGGAATCGCTTCACTGCCTCGGTCATCGGGTCTTGAATCATCGCAACTCCCCACTTGACGCGGCCGGGCGGGGCCCTATCGTGGAGTCGGGGGGAGAGTCGTGGACAGATGCGCGACCGGCCTCGTAGTCGGACTGATATCCGTGGTCGTGTGCGGCCTGAGCAATATCGGCCGCACAACTGATGTGCTCGACCCACGAGAGGGCCTTGCTTGTCGGTTGGGATGTGTTATGTTGCATGGTGTCTGGTTCCTCCTTCTCAGGGCCCTGGGTCGCTTCCAGGGCCTTCGGTTTTTGTGGCTAAAGCTTCGCCCCACACTCCGAGCAGAACTTCTGCCCAGGCATGGCAGACGCGCCACACGACGTGCACCCGTTGAGCAGCGACGGCTGAAACATCGACTTGCCGAACACGGTTGCGACCTTGTCCCAGAAGTCTTCCGGACCCCTGGACGTCAGAGCAAGAGCGCGGACGGCGTCGATGTGATTGCGAAGATATTCTTTCGCGTCATCCGTCAGGTATTGGGTGAGCAAGTTGCCCTTGCCCGTGTGCGCTCCCCTGCGGTGGCGGGCTTCGGCCATCGTGTCCTCTCCGAACAAACCGTCGTAGAGCTTGTGGATGATACTCGCCATCCACAGAGGGAATCGGCCCTCTGCCCTTGGCCGACCATACAGTGGAGCGATGGCCTTGACGACCTCCTGTCGCCACAGCAACTCCCACCGTGCCCGGCTATCCTTGTGCAAGAGAATCCTATCAAGAACATCGCGGACCCGAGCCTCGTCTCCATCCTGCCAGTAGGCGCCGTGCTCTCGGATGCGCGGCAAGACCTCATGAGTCACCCATCTCCGGAACTCTTTGGCCTGAGGCTTGGTGGACTTGAGGATCAGGGTGTAGACGCCAGCCTCGGTGACGGTGACGTAAGTGCGCGGAATTCCACCGGACTCAGGATTAGACAGGTCGGGCTCCAGCAGCGTGATTCGGCGTTTTTCGTCCGCGTCAATCGAACGAAGCGCTTCGGTGACGTTCTCCAAACCGAGCGTGGAGCACACGTCTTTGGCGAGCCACATCGGCTCGCTCCCGTCTTCCTCGACAACACGGACGTCGACGCCCTTGAAATCGAACTTAACGATCTTCATCTACTCCTCCGTGCCGGTGGGGGACGGCTCGGGCCTCTCGTCCACTGTGCTCCAGACCCGCACCGGGATACCGAGCATGTCTTCGAGCATCAGGGCGGAGTCGAGGTTGGGCGTGCGCTCCCCGGCAAGCCACCGTGACACGATCCCGCCCGATACTCCGAGCCGCTTTTCGAGCGACCTCTGTGATGTGCCAGAACTCGCTAGCCTCTGGCGAAGAAGGCTAGGCCCATGAATTTCGGTAGATGCGCTCACGCTGCGCAACATACTGTCGGCTGCCAAGATTTGTCAAGTGCCAGATACTTAACAAACCCCCGGGGCCACTGTCATCTTGCGCGACGGCAAGCGGGGACACCGGCGTACTCACATCCAGGCATTTCATGAGCCGTATCGCTTCGCCCTCGATCTGCTCTTGGTCCACTGTGCCAGGGTAGCTCCATCCGGATGCCCGGACAAGCCGCGCACACCATCCCACAAATCGACATCGGGCATATCGCTGGCACTTGACAGATGTTGGCAAGTGCCAGATATTGGTCCCTGTCGCCCGGTTGAGTCACCGAGCCGACAAGGAGGACCCCCAATGCCCCGAGTTTCCCTATTGAACAGCCCCATCTGCCCGAACCCGGGCACATTCACGTTCTCCGATCCCATCTCCCCACGGGAGGCGCGCGAGTTCATCGAGGGCGCGACCCTCGAGTCATTCATCGGGCACGAGGGCACCGCGCAGGCCCTCGGGACTCTCCTTGGCCAGCCGGTGCCGGTCACCCGCGAGAGGTGCCGTCTCGCCAGCGGCGAGTCGGCGATCGTCCTCGTCCTGGCCCGCCGTCTCGAAGAGGGTCGCGTCCTGACCGAGGCAGAGCTCGCCGCCGTCGGCTACACCCTGCACGTCTTGAGGAGGGTGGCATGAGATCCACCCTCCAACAGGCCAGCGAGCACCTCGCGCGTGCGACGCGAGCGGTCGAGTCGGCGCAAGCCGAGCTCGACGACCTGCTCGACCCCACGCCAAACGTGCTCGACGAGGTGTGGGCAGCCGCCCAGCACCTGGAGCTGGACACGATCATCCTGGCCCGCTGCGGCCGGGGCGCGATCGTAGCCACAGCGGCAGGCGGTCGCGGGACCGTCGCCATCACCGGCAACCCGGCGACGGGTGCCGACACGGCCGTCCACTCGCTGCTTGCCGCGCTTCGTGACGCGGCGGAGGTGGCAGCGTGAGCCTCACGATGGAGCAGTTCGACGTCGCCCTCGAGGCAGGTGCCCAGTGACCACGCACCTGCTTGAGCTCGTAGAGACGCGCGAGCTACTCCGACTCGAGGTAGCCTCGACGGTCGCTGACGACGCCGAAGCCGCGGAGGCCCTCGAGTGGCTGGATGTGCTCGACCGCGCCCGCGAGCTCGTCAAGGCGGGTGCGTGGTGACCGACGTAGCCATCGCCCTGTCCCAAGGTTGGCGAGCGGTGCACCTGATGCGCGCTCTCCTGCTCGTAGTCGGAGACCGCGCCACTCGTGAGCGCGTGATGGGTCGCAGCCGTGCCTGACGTCCGCGAAGACCCGCCGGAAGACCCGCCGACGGACGAGGAACTTGAGGCTCGCGAAGAGGCTCTCTGGGAGAGGGCCGAGCTGCGAGCGATGGATGAGGAGGAACGATGACCCAAGCGATTGTCACTCAGCAGGACGCCCCGATCACGGCCCAGTTCGCCGTGACGGAGGCGCAAATAGCCCAAAAGCAGGCGATGTACGCCGGCTTGGACGCGAGCACGAAGCCCGGCTACGAGCTAGTCCGCGGCGCAATCGGTGAGTGCCGTGGGATGCGCGTTGCAATCGAGGCCCGCCGAGTCGAGCTCAAGGCCGACGCGCTCGAATGGGGGCGCAGGGTGGACGCGGCCGCGAAGACGCTCACCAGCCAGATCGCGTCCATCGAGGACCCGCTGAAGGCCAAGAAGCAGGCGGTCGATGACGCTCGCGCCGCCGAGAAGGCGGCGAAGGACAAGGCGGAGAAGGACGCGCGCGAAGCGGAACTCCGCGCGCAGATAGAGCTCGAGCTCCAGGTCAAGGAGGCGGCCATCGCAGCCGAAGAGGCGCGCCAGGCGGCGATCCGTGAGGAGCTCGAGGCCGAGCGCAAGGTGCTCGAAGCGGCCCAGCTGAAGGTGAAAGCCGAGCTGGACGCCGCCGCCGCCGCCGCCCGCAAGATCCGGGATGACGCGGAGCAACAGCGCCGTGAGGCCGAGGACGCAGCAGAGCGCGAGCGTGTCCGGTTAGCAGCGGCCGAACAGGCCGAACGGCGGCGCCTAGCCGCTGTGCGTGAAGCCGAAGAGGCTGCCGTGCGCGAGCAGGAGCGCAAGGCTGAGCTTGCTCGCCGACTCGAGGCGTGCCGACCCGACCGCGAGAAGCTGGCGGCGTACGCGAGCGCGCTGCGATCGGTGCCAGTGCCGGGGGTGACGGACGAGGGCGCGCGAGAGGCGCTGCAGGTGCTGGTGGACAACTTGGAATCGGCTTGCTGGCGCCTGGAAAGGTGGGAGCCGTGAACGCCGAACTGCTCGCCGTCACTGACCAGCAGTACCACGAGGACCCGTGCGATACGCCCAGCCTGTCTGCGACGTGTGCCCATACTCTCCTGTCCCGGTCGCCGTTCCACGCTTGGCTGGAGCACCCCAAGCTCGGGGGTAAACGGCGCAAGGCCACCCGAGCAATGGGCACCGGGACGTTGTTCCACAGCTTCGTGCTGGGCGAGACCAGCGGCGCCATCGTCGTCGTAGACGCGGCGGACTACAAGACGAAGGCCGCGCAGCAGGCGAAGGCGGACGCGGTGGAGCAGGGCAAGACACCGATACTGATCGCCGAGTACCAGGATGCGCAGATCGGGGCGAGCAAGATCCGCGAGAAGCTGGCTCGCCGCGGCATCCTGCTGGACGGTACGTCGGAGGTCAAGATCAAGTGGCACCACGGCCCGGTCGCTTGCCGTGCAGCGCTGGACCATGTTCTTGAGGCGAAGGTCTTCGATCTCAAGATCACCAACAGCGCGGACCCCGAGACCATCCGGAAGCACATTATCGCCTACGGGTACGACGTCCAGGAGGCGGTCTACACCGAGGCGCTCGCGGCCCTACGCCCGGAGCTCGAGGGCAGAGTCCAGTTCCGGTTCATTTTCGCGGAGCCCGAGCCGCCGTACTGCGTCACGGTCGTCAGGACCGACGCAAGCCTGCGGAGACTCGGCGGCATGAAGTGGGAACGCGCGTGCCGGTTGTGGCGGCGATGCTTGGATTCCGATCAGTGGCCTGAATACGAGGAGGGGGAACTCGTCGTCAGCGCCAAGCCGTGGGACATCGAACGAGAGGAGAGTGCAGCATGAGCAGAGCATTTGAAGACAGGCCAGCAACGAGGGAATCCGTGCCACTGATGTTGGGGCTGATTGGACCGAGCGGTACGGGCAAGACCTATTCCGCCCTGCGGCTGGCGACCGGGATCCAGCGAGTGTCAGGCGGCGACATCTTCGTCATCGACACGGAGAGCCGTCGATCACTGCACTACGCGGACGCCTTCAAATTCCGACACGTCGCATTCGGTGCCCCGTTCGGATCGCTGGACTACCTGTCGGCGGTCGAGCACTGTGTGGCGAAGGGCGCCAAGATCATCGTGGTGGACAGCATGAGCCACGAGCACGAGGGACCAGGCGGGATGCTCGAGCAGCACGAGACGGAGACGTCCCGGCTGGCCGCTCAGTGGAAGACCAGCCGGGAGAAGGTGCAGATGACGGCTTGGGCGAGACCGAAGGCGGATCGACGCCGCATGATCAACACCATCCTGCAGACGCCTTGTCACTTCGTGTTCTGCTTTCGCGCGAAGGACAAGCTCAAGATCGTTCCTGGCAAGCCCCCAGAGCCGCGTGGCGTGATGCCGATTGCTGGCGAGGAGTTCGTCTACGAGATGACGGCGAACGTCCTTCTGTTGCCAGGCGGCATCGGAGGAGTCCCGGTTTGGGCATCGGACTACGAGGGGGAGAAGGCCACGATGAAGCGCCCCAAGCAGTTCGCGGAGCTCCTGTCGTCACGACAGCTCGACGAGTCGACCGGAGAGGCGCTGGCGAAATGGGCCGCCGGAACCCAGGCTACTCCCGTCGCCGATGTCGTCGAGCTCGCAGCGTCCTACGCAGTGTGCACCGACGCGGCCACGCTGCGATCGCTGGACGAGCAACGCCGCGCAGCGTGGTCGTCGCTCGACAAAGCGGCGAAGTCCGTGCTCAAGGCTGCAGCCGACCAGGCCAAGGAGCGAATTGACGCAGCCGCCGCGGCGCTCGAGCCAGAGCCCGAGCCAGAGCCAGAGCCAGAGCCCGAGCAGACTCAGGACGAGCCAGGGGCGAACGGATGAAAGAAGGCATCAACCGCGTGACCCTCCTGGGCAACCTTGGGGCCGACCCGGAGCTCAAGGTCACCCGGGGCGGGACATCGATCCTGAAGCTGCGGGTCGCCACGACCACGCGCTACATGGACAAGAGTAGCGAGTGGCAGGAGCGCACCGAGTGGCACAGCGTGACGGTGTGGGGCCGGCAGGCGGAGGGGCTGAACAAGTTCCTCGCCAAGGGCCACTCTGTCTACGTCGAGGGCGAGCTGCACACGAGTAGCTACGAGGACCGCGACGGCAACAAGCGGTATCGGACCGAGATCAACGCGAGCAAGGTAATCGTGGTCGGAGGAGGAGGCTCGTCTAGGCAGGCTCCACCCGTCTCCGCCCCCGCTCAGCGACAGGCGCCGGAAGAGCCCGCTCCAGCGGACGCGCCCGGGTTCAGCGACGATGACATTCCGTTTTGAGGAGGAAGCAATGACACGTTACGGCTGGTACTACGACGGAGGCACGCTCCAGGACGAGTCGGACGACGTCTGGGATCTCATTGGACGAGCGGTGCCGGAGGCGGCTATGGATGGCCGCCTCCACGCGCTGAAGGTCGGCGCGCTGCGCGACCGCTCGGTGGACGATCTATTCGATGAGGACGATGTGGAAGAGCTGGCCGAAGACGGCCGTCTGACTGCTGACGCCATTATTACGCTCGTAGACGAGCGCCATGGGGAGCAGGTCTACGAGGGACAGGCTAGCCTGCGGCCCGGCTCGGCGGAAGCGCTGAACACCGCTATCGGACTGGGCGGGGCGGCCGTCGTGGCTTGGGCTGTCGAGCATATCGACCTAGACCCGCCGAGGTGCTGCCTAGGCCGGCCCCCGCTCCCGATCGAATACGTCGAGGGGGAGTGGGAATACGGAGGCCCGGATGTGGATCAGCAGCAGACGGCGACGCTGCTGTGCGAAATGATGCTGGATGACGATGAGGAGCCGCCAGCGGCGGCAATCACCTACGCGACCGAGCCGAGGCCTAGCTGGATCTGGTGGACGCCCGAAAGGATGGGCGAAGCGCCGACCCTCAAGGAGGCGATGGCGCGAGCGGACGAAGCGCTGGCCAAGGAGACGCCATGAAAGTCTCGTGGACCACGGTCCTTGAGCTGGACGTCCGGAAGCTGATCACGGTGTCGGCCAAGGTCCGTCACCAGTACGGGCTGACCACCAAGTGTTTTGCCTGCCGACAGGCAATCCTAGATGACGAAGGATTTGTCGGGATCTGCCCCGGTCGGGGCAACGTGTTTTTCCACAAGGCCTGTGTGCCGCAGAGAGTTGTGGACGCCTTGCTTGTGGACTGGCCGCCGAGCGCCAAGGAGACGCCATGAACCTGCACAAGTGCAAAGACTGCGCAGCGCTCGTCCCGATTCGGCAGTCGAGGTGCCTCCCGTGCACGTCGCGGGACCAGCCCCGGCGATCGAACGAGGGCAAAAAGCGCAGGCTAGCTGCGAGTAATCGCGTGATAGCAGCCGCCAGAGCGTATCTAGCCGTGGAGCCGCCGAGCAAGGCCCCGGCATACCTCGCCCTCGCCGAGGCGATGGCCGAGCTGGATGGGAGGTCGATCCAGCCCGGCAAGCCGACGACCGCGCAAGAACTGGCCGCAGAACGTGACGTGATGTGGCGGGCCCTGCGCGTGATCGCGGACTGGAGAGCTCACCACGGGACCGACTACGACGACGATGTCGGGTATCCCCGGCGATCGTTTGGCGCGGATGATATCCCGAAGATCGAGGCGTGCGCGACTAGGGCGCTGGACGAGGTTTGGCCGGGACCTAGGGGGCAGCCATGACCCCCCGCGTCACCTACCGGCCGAGTGAGCCTGAGAACCCGATTGCTGTCGACGTGTTCGGAGACGCTCGCGTGAAGATGCTGTCAGTGCGTGATGCGCGCGCGCTTGTGGCCGAGCTGCAAGCGGCGCTCGCCGAGTACGACTGCGAGGTCTGGACGCCGCTGCGCTTGAAGGAGACGCCATGACCGAGCCCAGATTCTGCGACGTGTGCGGGGAGCCAGAGGAGACGCACCTGATCGCCTATGGCGAACTGGCATACGAGAACGCCGATGGCAGTCCCGACCGGTGCGGCGAACCGGCCACAGTCAAAGAGTTGCTTGTCAGGCTTCGGGAGGCGCGAGCCGAGCTTGCTGCCGCGCAGACCACCATCATTGAGCTGCGGGCCCATGTGCGGGAAACGGGCGAGCTAGCCGAAAAGATGAGTGACAAGGCGATTGCCGCAGAGCGTGGACACTGGTGTAGATCAGGGGTCGATACCGCCTTCGCGCCGCCGTTCGGCACCATCCGGGTGTGCCGTGGGTGCGGGTGCCTGGTAGCGGGAGGCCCTACCGCGTGCGTTCGGTGCGCGGAGGCCAAGCCATGACCCGCTGTCGTAGCTGCGGAGCCCCGATCCTGTGGGCGAAGACGGCCAAGGGCAAGGCGATCCCGCTGGACCCCGAGCCCTCACAGGTCGGGAACATCGAACTCGACGGGCAGACGGCGCGGTACGTCTCGCCCGACATGAACGCGCTTGGACGCCGGTACGTATCGCATTTCTCGACGTGCCCGGCTGCGAGCGAGCACAGACGGAGGAAGGCATGACCCGTCCCACCGAATACTGGGTGCTCAAGGACGACAGCGGCATGTACCACTCGAACGCGGGATGGTCCAACAACCGGTTCTTCTCTACGCGCTTCGAGACCCGAGAACGCGCTCGCAACGTGAGGGACGCGACCACCCAGTGGGATCGCCACTGCGTGCTCGTCCGGGTACGGAGGAAGGCGGTGAGAGGATGAGTGAGACAGCCGTGGATAAACCCATCATGACGGCCGACGAACTGGCGGATCTGCTCCGAATCAAGCGCAAGACCGTCTATGCGCTGATCGCTCAAGGCGACATCCCGGGGGCGAGACGAGTCGGGGGCTCGATCCGCATCCACCGGCAGACGGTGCTAGATTGGCTGGCACAAGGCGACACGCGAAGGAGACGACATGGCAGTACGACGGCGAAGGTGGCGTGACGCCGCCGGCAAGATCCAAGACCACCTCATGGTGGACTTCAAGGTGGAGCTCCCCAACGGCTGTGTCGAACGGGTCCGGAGGGTAGCGCCCATCCAGAACCGCCGCGCCGCGGAGCAGTACGAGCAAGACCTGAAGGCGGAAATGCTCGCGGGCCCCAAGCCTGCGCCGCCTGCGGAGGTGCCGCTATTCCGCGACTTCGCCAAGTCGTTTATGGCAACCTACGCCCCGGCGAACAACAAACCGTCAGAGGTGAGCACAAAACAAGGCGTGCTCGACAACCACTTGCTCCCCGAATTTGGGCACCTCCGGCTCGACGCGATTCGGATGGAGCAGATCGAGGCCTTCAAAAAGACCAAACTCGACGAGAAGCTGGCGAAGAAGACGGTCAACAACTACCTCACAATCCTGCGGCGGATCCTGGTGGTGGCCGCAGAATGGGGAAAGTTGGCATCCGTGCCACACGTGAAATGGCTCAAGGCGCCCGAGCCAGAGTTCGACTTCCTCGACTTCGACGAGGCTCGCCGGCTATTGGCGGCGGTCGACTCGCAGTGGCAGGTGATGATCACGATCGCTCTGCGGTGCGGGTTGCGTCAGGGGGAGCTGCTGGGGTTGCGGTGGGAGGACATCGACCTGGTGTCCGGACGCCTCATGGTGCGCCAGTCGATCGTGCGGGGAGTCGTTGGCACGCCCAAGAGCGGCAAGAAGCGCGAGGTACCGCTGTCTGACGAGGCGCTCGCCGCACTGAAGTCGCATCGCCACCTGAGGGGCGAGCTCGTGTTCTGCGCCGCCGACGGCAAGCCACTGACGAAGGGCGATTGCAAGTGGCCGCTGTGGAACGCATGTAAGCGCGCTGGCCTGCGTCGCGTGGGCTGGCACGTGCTCCGGCACACGTTCGCCTCGCACCTGGCGATGCGCGGTGTCCCGCTCAAGGCGATCCAGGAGCTCCTGGGGCACGCGACCATCGAGATGACGATGCGCTACGCGCACCTCTCGCCGGACGTCCGACGTGACGCGGTCCGTCTGCTCGACGGACACGGCCAAGGCACACACAGGGCACATGGGACGTCTGGCGAGTGAGGATCGAGGTTTTCGTCGAGGCAGACTAGTGGAGGCGCCGGGAATCGAACCAAGGCCAAGGCGCGCGCATAGCTCGGAAATTATCGCACAAAGCGCGTGTTGTCAATAGGTTGGAGGTTCGTTGCTAGGCGTCCGTGTCCGTCCAGTCACCTCGATGGACGCACGGTCAAGGCACACCACGGGCACACGAACCGCGTGCTACCATCACCCCTCGCATGTCCACCCTTGACAGCGTCCTACTCACCCCGGCAGCAGTCGAAGCCTGGCACCAAGCGGCGCGCACGGCTGCTCAGCTCCTGCCAGCCGGGATCGACATCCCGGACGAAGACGCGGAGGTGCTGCGCAGCGGTGAGCTGCGCGTGCACGTGACTCACCCAGACCTCGGTTGTCTGATCGAACTCGTCATCCCCGCGACAGACTGGGCGTGGAGGGAGTGATGCGCGCTCTCTGCCACTACACCCTCGAGACCGGAGACATCCGCCGCAGCCCACGCAGCGAGGTCGGCGACGACGTCATTCGCGCGCTGCGTCCCATGCTCGCGTGCGGCACCTACGACGTCCCAGGCGTCGACGAACACACGTGCCGCGTGACGACTGCCGGGCGTGTGCTGCTGGCGACGGTGTTCGTTGGGTCAGCGCCACTGGTCACGTTCGGCTGCGCAGTGGACGTCGCGGGCCTGCGCGCGCTGTGCGAGCTGATGCACGTGCAGCCTGGCGCAGACGTGTGGGCGCCTGCGTGCCTCGTGCGAGTGGAGCCGTCGGCTGCGCTGGTAGGGCATGACAGTCTGCACTGGCTGGGCGACTTCGAGCGCTGTCTCGCGTGGGCATGGGTGGAGCGGTGACCACTCACAGCTCGTCCCACCACCACCATGCGTCGCGGGGGACGGCGGCATCGGGAGCAGCCGCGCGCAGCCTCGGGACGGCGGCGTCGAAGTGCGCGCTGTCGAGGCGTAGCTGCTCGATGGCGGAGACCGCGATCGGATCTGGCTCTGTCCCCGCGCGGAGGCAGGCGATCAGATAGATCTGGAGAGCGCGTGCGCACGCGGCAACGTCGTCTCGCAGCAGCATGGCCGAGAGCAGGGCTTCGGTCGAGACGTTGGGCAGCGCCGCGACGAGCTCTTCCATCGCCTCGCACGCCATCTGCCCCCGGGTCTCCGCCTGCGAACACAGACGGGCGCGAGCCGTGGGGGACTGCAGGACGATCGCGATCCTGCGGCGGAGGGCCGCCGATGTGGTGAGATCGGCGGCGGCTTCGAGGGCCTTGGAGGTCTGGATCATGTCTCCCAGACGTCCTGGCATGGCGACGTCTGACAGTGGGCACGCCCGGTGCACGCGCACGAGGGTATGGCACGCGTGTATCGAGAGGTCGGCGAGAGAGGTGTGACCTGCGCCGCGACCCACCGCCTAGGCAGGCTCCTGCGCAGTCCTAGGCCAGCAGACCACGAGGCGGCTGTGGCGGAGATCCGCGCAGCCATCGAGGCTGCTGGCGGTAATCGTACCCACGCAGCCGCCGCGCTCGGAATCCCAATCCGCACGCTCAATAGATGGATGTCGCGCTTGTCCTAGCGACAATCTTGGGCTTTGTGCTGACAAAAATTGTCCTAGCGTTTTCCCGCATGTTTTCGACGAATCCTTGCCAGACCACGATTCGCAATGACAAAAATTGTCATGTGGGCGTTAGTGGGCATAAGGCGCATGTGCTAAAAACAGCGGGTTTTCCGCTAGGACATCTTGGCCCAGCGGATGCATTGACTTAGGTCGTGAGCAGATGGCTCACAGACACTGGACGGGGGCAGATGGCCCCCAGGAGAAATCAGATGAGCTTTATCACCATCAGCCGCACCGACTCCGAAGGCCGTATCGAGCAGGTAGACAGCTACCCCACCGACACCGACTCAGAGATCGCGGCCGCCAAGGTCGCGCTGGTCGCCGCTGGTCTCGAGTCCGCCCCCGTGCGGACGGGCGAGCCCGACGACCCCGACTCCTATGAGTCGGGGGAGGTCCTGTGGGCGGCCACCACCGTCAGTGTGTCGGACATCCGCCTCGCCGAGACTTGCGGCGAGTGCCCCTGCCCGCGATGCGGGCAGGTGTACGACTGGGAGAGCCACTCCCAGTGTCCAGCCTGCGGGCACGAGCCCGCCCCGCTCGAGACCCGCGTCGAGGTTATGACCAGCGAGGACGCGCGCCATTCGCGCGTCCGCTGGTCGGCTCTCGCAGACGCCATGGATCAGGCCGACCTGATCCATGGGTGGGTGAGGGTCACCCTCCGCGGTGAGCCACTGTCCGAGTGGCGTCGCACGGGCGACGGGTGGGCCGTCCGCCCGCTCTAGCCCAGCCCGCCCCCTTCGCCCCGCACCGGCTCAGGTCCGCGCGGGGTCGAGGTGTCAGAGGAGCAGATGGCTCCTCGACTGACTAACGCTGGCAGATGGCCAGCAAGAGGAGAAAGATCATGAAGACCGCCACCACGACCACGCATTGCACTCACACTACCCCCTGCCCCGCGCACCGCGCGGAGGCGCTCGCGGCCGCCGACGCTGCGGAGGCTGCGTATCGCGCGGCGCGCGAACATATGCCCGCGAAAGCCGTGGCACAGGGCGCGCAGGGCGCTCGCGCCTATGCCTACGAGGCTGCACTTGTACGCCCTACCTCCCCGTGCTCGGACGGGGAGGCGTGCGAAGTCGGGTGGCCGTCCGCGGACTCGCAGGAGTCGGGGGACGCTTCCATCCCCACCCCCACCCCCTCCCACCCCCGCGTCTACTGGGCACCCCTCGCAGCCGACGGGAGATGCCCGCGCAGGAGATTGTCATGGAACAAGTAACGATTAAGATCGCCCTCCCAGTGTCCACCGCCATCCGTCAGGCCGCGCCCCAGGCAGGCGCTGGCGAGTGGCCCGCAGCCGGAGTCTATCCGCTGCTGGACGATGAGGATCGCGTGTGGCTCGCAAACCGCGCCGATCAGCGGTTCGAGCTCGCAGCCGCGGCGTCCGACGAGACGGTCGCAGCCGCCATCAAGGCCGCGCGAGCCGCGGAAGCCGCCACTGCGGCGGCCTTCGAGGCTGAGGTGGAGGCGCGCACCCAGCGCGCGCTGGCGAGGCCGGATGAGGCGTGGATCGTGTCGCGGGCCTACCTCAGGCTCGCGCCGTGTGCGGGCGTCCCGGACCACGCTGACGACAGCGACCCGCGAATTGAGGCGCGGCTAGCCGACGTCGAGGCTCGCGTCCTGCCTCCGCTCGTAGCGGAGTGGGAGGCGAAGCGAGCCGCACAGCAGGCGGCTGAGCAGGCAGCCGCGGAGCGCAAGGCCACCGAAGCCGCGCAGCGCGCGGCACGCCACGCGGCAGTGACCGCGTGGGCAGCCGGCGAGGAGCGGCTGCCCGAGAACATCCGCAGAGGCGCCGCTGAAGGCGTCGATGCCTTCGCCGCGACCAAGCGGTTTTTGTGCACCGCCATCGAGGGCGTGATCCTCGACGCGGTCGGCTCTATCGGTGGCTCGATCGTCGAGACGTACGGCCCCGCAGTCGAGCGCGAGAGTGTCGCCAGCGAGACCGCCTACGAGATTCGCGACGCGCTGGACGCCGCGATCCCGGCGATCACGGCCGCCGCACTGCTGCCTGACGTGCGGGTCGAGATCCCGCGGCGCTTCCTGCAGGTCGACGTCTGCGCGGAGCCGCACACCGAGTACAGGTGTGCGGTGGATGTGCGCGTGACTCACCCCTGGTTCGGCGACCTTGGCCAGCACGTCCTGACCGAGCCTGGTCTGGTGGAGGACGAGGAGGTGGGGTCGTGAATCACATTGTCGACCGCACCATCTGCCGCGCCCTGTGCGGTGAAATAATCTCGTACCGAGCCGGCCCCGCCCAAGGGGACTGGTGGATCGCGCACACCGGCCTCCCCACATGCGGGAGCGCTGAGGGCGCGCCCTGGCAGGATCCGCCGCGCGATCTGGTGGATGTCTGCCCTGAGTGTGAGCGGCTGTACCTAGACGGGCACTCACGCGCAGGGGAGCGAGACTCGGCGGCCTCCGAGCTCCGCGCGCGCCAGCGCAGCGCGCTCCGAGCGCTGGATTGGACCGAGCGCTACACCGCGACGTTTGTCGCGGAATCGGGGGTGCTGCTAGGGTCTGCGGCGCTGGTGCCGCAGGGTGGATCGGTGACCGTACCCGAGGCGCGCGCGTTTTGCACCACTCGGGGGTGCTACGCTGAGCTAGTTGGCTCGGACGATGTGGTGCGCCGAGGTTGGGTCGGGCCTGATGGGAGCTACACGCTCACCTAGGCCGGCAGATAGACCGGCAGAATCGAGATCAAACCACGTGGTGACGTACTCTTCGTTGACGGGCTGTTCGTGACGGAGCCCACCGTCCACCGACGCACACTCCTCCATAGCCGTCTCCTCACGCCCCCGAGCGCCACTTGAGCGCGTCGAGGTCAATCCAGCAATCGACCGCGCGAGTCCCAAGACGCGCACCTTTCGCCTCGCATATCCACGGCCGCCGAACCATCGCCACGCACTGCAGCCCGTCACGCGGGTGAGTCTGCCCACCGTCCACCGACGTCATCGTGCTCCCCTCCCAGTCGACGCAGATGAGCGCGTGCATCGGCCCAGTGAGCTGGACGATATCACCGGGGAGCGGCAGGTCACACCCGCTCGGATGGCGCACAGCACCGATCGATCGAGCCCACGTGAGAGCCTCATCGAGTCCAGACCCGCAAGCGTAGCCGTCGAGGATCGCGGGGCAGTCCGGCTTGAGTCGGCGCAAGACGCCCAGCGCAACCATCGCGCACGTGCTCAGCCCGCCCTTGCCGTAGGGCTTGTCGAGCGGCCAGTGACCCGGCGGTCCCAACAGCGTATCGAAGTCGGCGCGCGTGTGATCGCCGCCGTGGAACCCCACGACGCTCAGCGCCTCACGGACCATCGCGTCTCTGACTGTGCTCAGCATTTTGCAGGTCTCCTGTTCGCGTCGACGAGCGTCGGGACGCCCGGACATCGCTCGGTGGACGAGTACTGGTGGAGCGCGCAGCGGCTCCACTGCAGCGGCAGTCGCGGCGTCTCGCGCGAGTAGTCGGCGACCCACAGCGGGTAGCTACCGATCTCCGATGCCTCAACGAAGGGCCAGCTGTATTTCGACGTGTAGACCCACGGCATCTTGCCGTGCCAATGCGCCATCACGAAGAGCCACTCTAGCACGGGGTCGAAGTCGCTGGCGTCGAGTAGATTCGGGTAGGGCTCGTCGGGGCCCGCGTACTCGACGTCGAGTACTACACACTCTGCCTCGTACAGCGCCCCGGGATGGATCGCTTCCGAACACGCATGGAGCTGGTCTCGCAGCGGCACACCGTGCTGGTAGTAGTGGTAGAGCCCGCACGTGACGCCGTGCTTGCGCGCCTCAGTCCAGTTGCGCTCCGCTTTGTCGTCGGCATGCGCGGCCACGGAAGCGCGGATTATGGCGAGCTCGACATGAGGCGCAGCGGTAGCCCAATCGATCACGCCTTGGTGATGGGACACGTCGATGATCATGGCTTGCACTCCCGTCTGCCATCGCGTCGCTCGCGTCGGCGGCACCGGCGCTTGACTCGCGCGCAGTAGCCCGCACGCGAGCAGCACGCGAGCAGTCGGCGCCAGCGCTTGCTGAAGACGTCTTGCTCGTCTCCGTCATGGCGGGGCCTCATGGCCTGTCCTTGTCGAGATTCCGCAGCACACGCATCAGCGCGCGCAGCCGGCCGTGTCGCTCTGGGGGCAGTGGTACGAGCCGCGCTAGTGCTGCGATCGCGGTACCGACGAGACACGCGAGGCTCATCGTCCCCCCTCGCACCGCACGTTGCACGCCCGCACGCCCGCGAGCGTGGTTGCGCGACGAATGCACAGCGGCCCGCTGGCGCTGGTGGGCCACACGTAGCCCAGCACCGCGAGTCGCCGGCAGCTATCGACACAGCCGTCGGGCTCGCACCCATGCACCGCGAGCACCGCGCACGAGGGCGCGCACGCTTCCACCGCGGTCTCAGTAGGCGCGCTGACCGTGGCGTGCTGCGTCTCGGTGGTCGCGGGGGTGCATCCGGTCAGAAGTCGTGCAACGGCCAGCGCGACAAGGATGAACACGACGACCACCACCTTCTCCACGAGGCGCTCCTTGCGACGACGCGCGCGAGCTTGGAGCTGAGCTACAGCCTCGTCGGGGGTCATGACGGCACCCTTTCCGGCCTGATGGCGGGCATCGCGTGGGCTCGGCGATCGGCAGACCAGTGCCTCACCTGCGCCGAGACCTCGCGCACTCGCGCCCAAAATAGCCACCTGAGCACCTGCGCCTCACAGCCTACCTCGCTCATGACTGCACCCCCTTCTCGGCCAGCGCCTTGAGCGCCGACTCGTCGACTCGCACGATCCACAGATCGGTCACGTCGTCGGCTCCCTCGATGTAATTCCACGCATCGATGCGATCGGGCATCCCCCACGACGACACGGATACAGGTCCTGCACGACGGTACGCGGGCACGATTTCGGCGTGGTAGCCGATGATCTGGCCCACGCGCGAGTACGGTCGATCGCCTTCAGATGCCCAGTCGAAGACGCGATCGTCGAGCGCCATACCCTTGACGACCATGCGCCCAGAAGCGATCGCGCATCGAAGAGCGTGCGATCGAGCTTCGCCCGTCGCCGTGATGCGTTCGAGCCAAAACCACCGCCGGTTGGGCGCGGAGATGTAGGCTTCGAACGGAGGCTCGTCGTTGACGCGACGCGCGTCGAACGGCCACGCTGCATCAGGGGTGCAGCCTACCTCGCGCAGCACCTGCGCCGCGTCGCACGGGTAGCAACCGTCGTCGGTAATCCGCGTACCGAAGCCTTTCGACCGTGCGCAGTAGTACAGCCCAAGCGCGCTCATGATCACAGGCCCGAGCCCGTAGAGCTTCGATGTCGCGTAGACACCCTGCCGGATCGCTTGGGCGACGCAGGTGCTGGTGGGCCCCTGATTGACCCCACGCATCGGAAGGTGCAGGTTCGCTAGGTACTCCTCGGGGGGCGAGATCGCCGGCGCGGAGTACATGGTGCGCATGTCCAGCTCGTGCGGGGACGTTCGCTTGAGACCGAACCCGTAGTTCATCGTGCCACCTCCATCACGAGCGGACCGTGCACGGTGCCGACCGCGCTTCCGGTGGTTGCGAGCAGCGGAGACACGAGCGGCCAGATCGCGACGAAGGCCGCGAACACACTCTTGATCTCGACAGCCTCGCAAGACCCACGGGCCGCCGTGATCGCCTTGTCGGCGAGGTCCAGCGCGGTCCGGGCCTCGGTCACGATCTCGCGCTGTTCGTCGGTCGTTGCCACAGCCGCAGCCTTTTCGACCCACACCTTCGCGTCGGTCAGGTAAACGTCTGCGGCCGCGAGTGTCGGCGCAGCGGCAGTGCACCCGGACTGAAGCAGCGAGCACCCGGACACAGTCGGGATGAGCCCCAGCGAGACGGCCAGTGCACAGAAACTCAGGAGCGTGGCTCGGCGGATCATGGTGACACCTCCCGCTCAGGCCAGTGCCAGGTGCCCGGTTCCGGCAGATCCGAGTACGGCACCCCGCAAACAAATTTCGGATAGTCAAATGCAGGATCGCCGAAGACATAGGCATCGATGGACTCAGTCCAGATGTTGGTCACGATCGCAGGAAGGTGGTGTGATGTCCCGTCAACGCAGTGGACAATCCGGCCGATACTGGGCTTGTTCATGTTACTTTCCCTTCCCCAGCGCTGACAGCTGGGCCTTGTCGGTGTTCATCTCCGCCTCGAACTCCCTCCCGGTCATCCTCCCGCTCATCAGTGCTCGGACCCGCTTCTCGACGACGTGCGCCGTCGGACAGACCTCGCACGACGGCGAGCAGATCCGATTCTCTGCGGCGTTCAGCGTCCATTTCAGCGGATGGCGCTCGTGTCCATCCGCTGTGCACAGGCAGACCACGAGGCTTGGACAACCCTCGCCGAACATCTCCCGGCATGAGCGCAGGAGGTCCGGCATGTCTGGGAACAGCTCGAGCGCTTGCGCTATCGACCCGACGCAGAACCACTTAGATTCCATCATTCCGATGACTCCTCGATGTCTCTCCGCAGCCGCGGGCCATAGGTCCGACCGTCTCCAGTCAGGCCCATGGCTCGCTGCTCGGGCGCGGGTCGATCCCCATCCCCATAACCACCGCTCGGTGTCACCGCAAGACCTGACTGAGCACGGCTGAGACCGCGCCCAAGACGCCCACGAGCACCGGCACCCACACGCGCCAGGCGTCGACCCGTTGCACGCGCTCAGACCTGCGCGCGGACTGGTCAGCCTTGAGAGCGGCGATCTCGACTCTCGCATCTGCGAGCTGATGCGCAAGTGCGTCCGTGTCGCCTACCCGTAGGTTGGTCTTGGTGGTCTCGCCGAACTCGTCGGCGATCGACGGCATCCTCGGGCGCACGAGCCGGCGGATCTCCTCGTGCATCGCAGTGACCGAGTCGACCACTGTGCCCACCGCGCGCTGTATCGCCGCGAGCTCAGTCGTGATCGCGCCGAAGTCCCGGTCGTGCCTGTCCACACGCTCGTCCAGCTCGTGGTAGTGCCGCGTGTAGGTGCGCACGTCGTCCGCGAGCTGGTCCATCTCCGCGTCGTGGCGAGCGCACGCCCCTGCCGAGACCGATGTGCCGTTGCCTCCTGCGCTCACGGCTTCTCCGCGTTCTTGGACACGATGACGCGGGCGATCGGCTGCTCTGCCGCGGGAAGCACCGACTGCGACGCGACCGCGCGCCCCGCCACCAGCGCTTGCGCGGAGCGCCATGCGAGCACGGGGTCGATACCGACCGCTCGCAGGAGCGTCAGCAGCGCGTGCGTGCGCGGGTACGAGTCCGCCAGCGCGATCCACTCCTCGGGCGTCTTGAGCCGGGTCGCGACGTTGACCGCGCCGGTCAAGACAAGCGACGCGATCGCGAGAATCAAAGCCTGATGATCGATGATGTATTGCATTACACGCCCTCGTAGCTAAGCCGCGCCATCGCTGCCTGGAAGTCGGTGCGGTCCGCAGCGGCCACCGCGATGGCTGCGTCGATGATCGCGACCGTGAACTCGTTTTCGTCGAATGTGCCGTTTTCGACCTCCCACACATGCAGACAGGCGCATGTGTACTCGTCCGCTGTGCGGCCACACGTCGGGCACAAGAACCGCGTTTCTGGCCCAAGCACGATCGTCGGGTGTCCTGCCGAGTCGCAGTCTTGGCAATAGTTTTGGCACGTCGTGTAGCCTGGCCACGCCCTCGACGCCGGGGACGGCAGTCGGAAGTACCGGTCCACGTAGAGCTCGAGAGCCTGCAAATCCGCCAAAGCACCAGTGATTGCCATCAGGATACTCCTGCCCATGATTTGAGCGACGATACAATCGCCGCGCGCTCGCTCGCCGTGGGCACGCCGAGTAGCGTCCAACCTTTGCCCATCTGCGTGGCAAAAAAGTTCGCCGCGCCAGTCGTGCTGCCTAGGCACAGACCCGAGGGAGACGCGGACGAACTGCCCGAGTACGCGGCCGCCGTTGTAGCCGTCCCTCCGTCCACCGCGATCGATGATCCTGCGGATTCCGACGACCACGCCTCAATGACATGCGTCGCGCTCCGAGCGCACGCGGCCGTGATGTCCACGAGCAGCGTCCCAGAAGCGTTCGATTTCTTGAACTCCGCAAGGGCGTTTACACGGTCGTAACTCAGCGAAATCCCCGCGGTGGACGCCGAATTGTTGTGCGAGTCGAGCACCGTCCCAACGCCTGTCGTGCCCGAGCCTGTTGTCAGCGCACGCACTAGGTAGCACCCGGTAGCGCTGTGCAGGGGCGCATACGACGCAGCCGATAGCGACCCGTACAGGCGATGCGAGGTACCGTTGTGCGAGATTGCGTTGTGCCCGCTGATAAGGGTCTCGGTGTCCCACGGCATGCGGGATGTGATGGATTGCGTCCAGTAGTGGGACGCCCATGCGGTCGATAGCGTGGCAGGAGTCCACGTGGATAGCGCGACGTACTCTTCGGTGAGGTCGTCGAGGTACACAGGAATCGTCGCAGACGTGGCCCCAAACGCAATCGACGTGGACCCAGCACTGACGTTCTTATAGAAATCTCGCGAAATCCACGCCCCTGTCGCCGCGATCGAATCGTAAGTGTTGTACGTGACCGTCGTGCCTGTGGTGTGTGTCGTGCCGACAGCGGCCATCTCCCACACGCGTATGCGCAGACGTAGCGTGACCGTCAGCCCAGGGGACTGGTGCACATAGTGGTTGGTCCCGCTCGGTGTCAATAGCCCGAGCAAAGACCCCGCCCCGCCAGTGCGAGCCCCCGCTGTCGTGGTGAGCGTACAATTCACGGCTGTCCATCCAGTGGTGCCGCTTTCGAAATCCCCATTTGTCAGAGGGAATTGTGTAGGTCTACCGATACCAGAGTCAGGATCGTCTATCCACCCTCCGAGCCTGGAAAGCGGGTCCGTGATGCGCACCGTGACAGTGGGACTCGTAGTGGTGCCACCCGGCCCAACGGCGGTGGCGTACAACACCACGCTACCCGTAGGGCCACAGATGTCCGCCGCTGTCACCGTGCGCGCCAGCGCCAGCGACCCAGCCGACAACACGGCGGCGCCCCACGAAACTAGGACACCGTCTACTACTGCCGAGACGGTCACCGACGTCGCGCCCGTGTACGTGCCTGACACGGTCACCGTGTCGCCTCCGGCATACCGCACGAACGCCGCACCAGCCGACGGGGAGGTGATCGCCACCGTCGGGGCTGAGGCTGTGCTCACCGCGCGGCGCCCGCATAGCCCGAGCCCAAGACCGAGACTCATGCGGCACCGTAGATGCCGGATGCCGTCGTGGCTGCCATCACCTTTCGGATCTCGAATTCTGTCACACGCTCGTTAGCCAACACCGGGATTGTCACGACGTTGGTCAGGTCGCTGGCAAGCTGTACCACCAGGTTCCCGGCGCCAATGGCCCAAACCACGCGCAGCGGGGGGTCATAGACGGTGGTATCACTGGCGACGATCGCGCCAGTGGCGGTAGGTGTTTTTCGCGCCCCGTGCATTTGTGCCCACATATTAGACCTCGAGTTTGTTCAACGTCGTTTGGTAGGTGCTCGCGACTGCCTTGAGCGCCGACCCGCCCCCACCGCGCCGTGCCGTGGGACGCTTGGGATCCTCCGGCGGCGGCACTTGAAGCCTCTGCCAGAGTTGCGGGTCACTCCCGCTTGCTGGAATCCCGAGCAGGATCTCAAGCCTGGTGCGCTCCTGATACGGGAGCGGGTGCTTAGCCTTCGAAAGCTCGTTCAGGATCGTCTGCCGGACCTGCTCGTATGTCTCTGGGTAGACAGACTTGACAGCCTCCACAGTCTCTAGACTCAGAGACCCTCGCTCAAGCTCATCGACAAGAACACTCGGGTCCTGGACCGCCTTGACGTATCGAGCAAACCGCACCAGCTCATAATCCGGTGGCTTCACTTCACGCAGCTGGGGAGTCAGCGGATCAGGCGGGGCCGACGTCGGCAGCTTCGTCGCAAGGAACTTGAGCGCGGCTGCAGCCTTATCCCCAGCAGCCTTCACCACGGCCGGCGACACCTCAGCCAACGGTGCCAACGAGCGGTCGACACCTTGTCGCCACGCCACCGGGTCCGAGGTAGCTTCGGAGATGTCGTCGCGTGTCTTCGTGTAGAGCCGGTTAGCCTCCTGTACACTTCCTACCGTTGCCACACCTCGCGATGTGCTAGCGATGGCAGTGCCAGCGCTACGGAGCGCGGGGGGCAATCGGTACGCCGCCTCGCGGGCTGTCTGTAGCGCCTTGCCAGCCTTGCCAGACCCCAGGCTCCGCACATGTCTGGCGACTCGCCCATCAAGCTTACGAGCCGCGTTGCCCATGACTCGTTCCAACGCGGCTAGCTGCCGGATGCCTCGGCCAGGAGACATGAGCAGACCTGCGGCCGCACCAGCTATCCCGACAGGCGTCGACAAGTCGTCTCCAAGCCCGCCTCCAATCGCCGCTCCGAGCATGCCCATCACGGCAGCGCCGCCAAGCCCGTTGGTCCCGCTTGTGTCCTCTATGAGCTGCTTGAGCTGGTTCTTCAGCACGAGCGCTCCCTCGACCTCTTTTGTGACCCCGTGTAGCCCGTCTACTGCCTCCCTGGCTTTGCCTCCAACGCCTGTCAGGTGCTCCGGGAGCTCGTAGTTGTCGGATATCTTCTGGACCAACTCCGCGCTGGCGTCCGTGTATCGCTTGACGAAACCATGCACCAAGTCCTTCTCGGGGTTGGTGATGCCGTCCAGGTACTTCGCGATCCTCTCCGGATCGGATCGAAATGAGTCTGCCCACGGGTTGGTGGAACTTCGGCCGACGTTCGTCGTGAGTGCGTCTCGGAATTGGCGCTGGATGCCAAGCATCTCGGTCCACTTCGAGTTGATCTCCTTCTGCGCAGTCGCAGCTTTCCCCCACGTCCCGGTGTCCTCAAGGCGGGTTCTGAAGCCCTCATAGATGTTCTCGAGCTCGCCAAGCGTTGCCCCGTCTCGGCCTGACGGCATTTGCGCACCACGAAGATTTCTGGCTCTGCCGATCTGGCGTTTGAGATCGTCCAGTGTCGAGAACGCCGCTGACGTCGCTTCTTGCATCCCGGAGTCAAGCAGGCCACCCGCTTTGTAGGCCTCCCCGAACTTCACCTCCGCCTGCTCAATCCTAGACTGTGCGTGACGAGTAGCCGCAAGGATGTCGTTCATCCTCTTAACCTCGCCAAACGAATCCGGCTTAGCCAGCATTTGCTCAATCGTCCCGCCGAGCTCATTGATTGACTGTTTGGCTGTCTGCATAGCCCCGACGTGATCGGCGTCTGCCACGAGCTTCCGAATCTGCTCAGTCTTCAGCGTCCCCCTAGCCTCATCGGTGACAGCGTCCGTCACGTCCATAAGGGTGTCGAGGTGCGCGCGCATTTGGTCTACAGCCTTGTCCCGGATCTCTTTCGAGTCGTAGACAGCTACAGCGCGGCGTCGACGAGCCTCAGCGGACAGAAGGCCTTCCCCGTCGCCAGTCGCCAGCGATCGAATCGCCCCCCTGTCGCCAGTGCTCAGTGTGGCGGCCAAGTCGACGGCCTTGTCGCCTAGGCCATTCGCCACGTGTCCATCGAACATACGAGCAGCCGCCGCCTCGACATCTGCCGGGCGGAGCCTGTCGATCATGTTTTGGATGGTGCCTGCGGCTTTGCTGGTCAGCGGCTTCGCTTCCGCCAGTGCAGCGCTACCGCCGCCGAATATGCCACCAGCGACGCCACCTGCCAACGTCTCGAGCCCGATCCCGGCTAGGATACGCTCTGCGCTGGCCTCTGGGTTCGCGTAGGCTTCCGCATAACCATGCCCGACTGCATACGGGAGCGCCTCTGCTGCCCCTCCTGCTGCCCCCGATATGAGCCTAGACATCACCTTGCCGATGGGCGAGGCTGTCTTTCCGGCCCCCACAAGTTCTGCGACAGCGACCTCGGCGGCTCGTCCGCCTTCTGCCGCCATTCTGGGCAATGCCGTGGCCGTCCTAGCTATTCGGCCACCTATCGATGCCCCCTCGAGAGCCGTAGCACCACCAAGTGTAAGGATCTCAGGCAATACAGCCCCGGCGACTGCCCCGCCTATCGCAGCGCCTGGGTTTATTTCCTCTCTCGCCTCCATGGCGCGCATGGCAGCGACCCTCGCTGACAGGCTATTATCCCCAGCCATGAGCCCCGCCGCCTCAGCTGCAACCGGCCGATACAGCCCAAGCGTCAGGGTGTCAGCAGCACCCTCAGCGGCGGTTATGGCCTGCTGCCCAGCAGTGCCATACGTGGCAGCACGCTCTGCTTCCGCCAGTTGCCCACTGTTGGAGAGCTTGTACCCACTCCTCAAGGCATTCCGCAGCCCGGACAGCGACACAGTCCCGACTGCCCCAACCGAGCTCTGAACAGGTATGCGTGTGCCCTCGTCGATCCCAGTCGCGCCGGCCAGGTATAGTTGTGCCAGTTCCTCAGGCGGGATCTCCGCCGATGTCCGAGTGACCTCCTGTCCGTCTGGGGCTTTGACGACTGTGGTAACCACGGCTATTCTCCTGCCGGCTTGAAGTCTTGGGCGGCAGCGGCCTTGTCCCCAGGCTGTTCGATCGTGCCCTCAAGCACAGGCACAACATTCCCGTTGCGGAACTCCAACCGACCCGGCATGACGCCACGCGACTGGACTTGGGACTGGTAAGTGTTATCCACCGCCTTCCTCGCGTTATCGACCGTTGCACGATAGCCATCTGTGGCAATTTGCGACCACAGGTTGGTGGGATCGGTTGGTATCAGAGGGTCAACCTTGCGCTGCATTTCTTCTACGGTGGTGGCCGCACCGGTGTTCTGGAATTCCGTCACGATGCCAGTCGCCTCAGCGCGAAGCCGGTCGTAGTCTGCCTTGACACGCCTATCCGCCCCAGGCAGAGCGCTGAGGACAGATGCGTTCTTGTGCAGGTTCTCGATCTGGTCCAGGACGCTGTTGTAGCGAGCTCTCACGATGGCCGCAGTCTTGATCGCCTTAGCGTCCTCCACGCTGGTCGCAAAGCCATTCGCCTCACGCACATAGGTGGCCGGAGACGGGGCTTCCTTCACCGCAGATGCCGCTGCGCGGTCATCAGCCTTCTGCCGCGCCTCGTACGCACCTGTTGGCGTACTGAGGCCCATCATGACAGTACCGACTGTCTGCTTGTCAACGCCCTGCATCTTGAGGTACTCGGGCAGCTTGGCAGGGTCCCCCCCGCGCGCCAAGTACGACTCTGACGCTGCCTTGACCGTGCTCGGTATTGCTCTTGGGCCGGACCCACCGACAATTTGTGGCGCAACCTGCGCGTATGACGTGGACTCCACAACCTTGTCGGCCTTGCGCTGCGCTGCTGTGTCCAAGACCTGCGCACGCTGTTGTGCGATATCGGCCATCAGATCCATCCCGCGCTGCCGCGCCTCCATCGACTTGGTGCCCGCGATTTGCTTGGTCACCTCCAATTCGATGGCCTTGAGCTTGGCCGCCTGAGTGGCGGCAAGCGCGGAGTCTCTATCGTCAAACGCCTTGCGCGCCCATCCCATGCTCTTCGCGTTTGCGTCGTACTTCGCCTGCTGCGATGCAAGATCGTTTGAGAGCTGCTGATTGATGAGCTCGCGGGCGCGGTTTTTTCCGGTCTTTGTCTCCGCAAGATCTCCCAAGATCCCAGCGATCCCAAACCGAATTTGTGTGAATGTGTCGAGGCTGTCCCATGTCTTCTTCGGGTCTGGCGCAAGCTCAGCGGCCTTCTGCTCGTACGCCTTCAGTGTCCGGTCCTTTTCCTCCGCTGCCAACTGCTGGCGCTCAAGCGTCTGCCTGTTCAACTCCTGCTGTGCGATCGCCGCTTGCCGCTGCGCCCGAGCCTGCTCCTCTCCTGCCGCAATGCCGTATCCAGCGGACGACATGCGGTAGCCTTCCGCCTCACTCTGCGCCGCCACCGCCTCCTCTGGCACTGGCGTCCCTTGCTCTGTCTGGACTGTCCGGCCACGCTGCTCTTCGTGCCCAGGGATCAACCTGCCAGGCGAGCCTGGAGCAAACTGGATGTTTGGGACATGCGCTGGGTCTGTCGGCGCCCTCGGCGCGGACCCGCCTGGCAACACAATAGTGTTCTGAGGTAGTGGGGAGTGTTCCGGTGGGGGCGTTCCGAACGGGTTGGCTGCCGCGCCTGCGACCCCGATGCGGGCTCTCAGCGCTTCATAGGCCGCAGCGTCTTGCGCTGGTGTCGTGGTCACATCCGGTGGCGCGGCGTCGGCTGGCACAGTAGGCGCCACACGGGCTCTCAGCGCTTCATAGGCCGCAGCGTCTTTCTCGTCTTGCGATTCCATCCTCACTTCCTCTCCAACCGCTGCAACCGGTCGTTCAGGTTCCCAAGCGCGCCGAGCGCCATCGTGTAGGCCGAATCCAAGTCGATGCGCTTCATGCCATCCTGGTCCTCTCGGACGACATCGTGCGGCATGTCCTGAGCCATTACGCCTGCATGCTGCGTGCTTGGGTCGTTTTTGTAGTGGTACCAGTACGCCGTGGAGTCCTCAAGGAACTGCTCGATGTCGTTGTCGGACATGCGCTTGACGTCCGTCTTCGCACGCCGGTCGGACATCATCGCCATGAGGCTTGCAGCAGTCCCAACCATCGCCGCGCCAGAACCGTTCTTGCGGCCCTTGTACGCCTCTTGTGAACTTGCGTACTGGTCCCCAACCCCGAGCTGTTGACTCTGCTCGAGTTGCTGCTGCGCCTGCGCCTGCGAGCGCATCGCGTTCGCTTGCTCAGCGTATGCGGCTTCCGCTTGTGCCTGCTCTTGGGCTCGCAACGTAGCCGCCTGTCCTGCAGACTGCTGCTGAGCTTGTGCGGAGTTCGCCATGGCCGTCCGGTTGGCGCTAGATTCTCCAAACGCTCCACCTCCGGCGCTCGCGGCCGCAGACGACTGCTGGGAGATGTTCTGCTGCGTTGCCTGCTTGAGCTGGTTCTCGGCGATGCTTGGGGCCTTCCCCTCGATGCGGTCCTTTTGGAGCTGCATCGCGTATTGCTCGTCTGCTGTCGACGCCGTAGCTGCGTCTCTAGCTTTGTCTGTCTGCGACCAATCGTATGTTGGCGTGGACGACCCGCCGCCTGACCACCAGTCCTGGAAATCGCCAAGCAACCCCATCAGAACCTCGCAATCTCCGGTAGTCGGAACATCCCGCGTTCCCCGCCTACCTCTAGAGCCAAAGACTCGAGACGCACCCCGCGCCCAACGCCGACAGGTGTCATCGGGTCGCCTATCGGCTGCACCGCAATTTGCACGCGGATTGCCCGGCAGTCCTGATTGACCACATGACACTGGATGGCTTCCACCAGGTTTTGCCGGAGCGATTCGATCTGCGACACGTCCAGCGAATACGTGGTGACGTGCACATCCGAATCGTCGTGGTCGCTGTACAGAGACACCGTCAGCGTGTGAGGTGACACGTATGTCCCCTGGACTCCCACGAACTGCACGCGCTCATACCCCTGTATGCCAGCCATCGAGATCCACGGGGACGACACTGTGTAGCCGTAGTACAGCCCGTTAGAGTCGACTCCGGTAGAATAGTCCAGATGGACCGTGTACCCATCATCCCTCAACAGATGGTATCGGTACAGCTCGTCTCGTTTGCACACTGCTGCACCAGGGCTCGCCACCGACCCGTCCTCGTCTGTCGCTGGGATCCACCACACCGTCCACTCACCGATCGCGTAATGGTAAGCCAGGATTGACGAGTCCGACGTCCGTTCAACCGTGAACAGTACCAGCGAGTCTTGATCCACCTGTACAGCCGACGTGACAGTGTCGGTCTCGGTGAGGTAGTCCTCGACCGCATCCGAAATGCGAGACACCCCGAGGTCACGACCTAACAGGTAAATGCCGTCGTGCGCTCGGAACACCACGCCTGCCGGGATGCTGGCGACCGTGCGCGCGTCGACGCATCCGACGGCAACGCTGATTTTTCGTGGTGCGCCCATGTCGCTGTCGGCGCCAAGGTCGTTAGGTCCCTCACCGGCCAACGCAAAAATTGAGCGCTCCTTGAAAATGATCAGCGTGGCGTCAAGCGACGCCAGCGCCGTGCAAGGCCCGTCCGTATCTGTCCTGACGATTAGATCAAGCGCGAACCCAGGCATTCCACCAGCGCCGCGATTGAGCTTGCTCGCCCACAAGAATTCGGGGTCGTCCGAGCTGATCATCCACAGCCGGTTGTTGTGCTGGATGATGTGCTTACACGCTGGCGGCTGCACATGCTCTAGCACGCCACCCGTCGTGTACAACTTTGTGTGCGTCTCGAGGTCGTCGTCCTTGATGCTGGTGAGGTAAGATGTCTGGTTCGGATCGGTAGGCTCGTTGGGGAACGTCCGGTCCAGGTAGTAGATCTCGCCGTCCGCAACCGTCCTGTAGATCGACACCTGCACAGGGGACACCGCGTTGGCTGTGTCGCAGCGCTCGGTGAGCGACAGCATAGCGTAGGTGACGACGATTACCGCCGTGTCCGTTCCGGCTGAGATCGTGACCGACATAGGGTTTGACGGCATCGACTGGTGGAACACCCCACGCGCGTCGAGCCATTCGTAGACGGCCACAACCGAATAGGTCCCATCCCCGGACTGCCCACCAGCGTTATTCAAGGTGATCGCTTCGATCACAGGGGGGTAGTGGAACCCGAGCTCGTAGCAACGAACCCCGTCGTAACAGGCTGGCACGCCGCCCGCCAACAAAGGCTCACCCTGGATCGAAGAACAACACAAGCTTTGGTGGGGCCGGTTGTCGAACTCCAACCGATACAAATCGAAGCCCTCGTCGAGCCCGTTCACCGTGTCCGATTTCATCGGGACGCTGACACAGTAGGTATCAGTCTCGACAAGCTGGAGGTTCGGCACATGAGCAAACTCCGAGCCCGGCCACCCAGCGCGCCACGTAGCGATTCGGGTGACGACGCGAGCTGGCACTCCATACGGCCCAGTCCGCTTTTCATCAATGCTCACCGGCGTGTCCGAGCGAAGCTCAAGCAAGTACACGAACTCATCGTTGACCAGATACGTGCGAGAGCCAGACGCGACTTCGGCTTGCCCCCACTTTGTGTGGTAATGGGCACACACGTATCCCTTCGAATCGTGGATGACTGGCTTGCTCGACAGGCCGGCGTGATAACAGACGCCACCGCCGTCAAAGTCAGCAACCCCAGCGTCCGTGAACCAATGCCAAACGGTGTACGCAGTCTCTGTCAGCGTCACCGACGCGATGTGATAGACGTCGTACGTGAGCAGGCCGCGCTCATCGGGGAGATCTGGATCGACACAGATCCCAAGCCTCTTCGGGTAGCACCCGTAGACGGTCGTGGAGATTGGGATCGCCTCGTCTAACAGGTGCACCAGCGACCAGCTGAACGAGGACCAGACGAGCGACCCGTCGCCAGCGTAATCGAAAAAACTCGCAACGAAGATCCGCCCGTTGTCTGATCCGGCTATCGCAAGGCTGCTGTAACTATTATCCGCAACGATTGTGGATTGCACGTACGCGACTGTCGTCAACGCTGCGTTCCACTTTGCGATTCGAAACGAGTCCGGGACCGCCGAGCTGCTGTACCCATAGACCACCAGCAACGACGAACCGGCTACGGTAGCGTCAAACGCGAACCCAGACGTCGAGTCCCCAATCGGTCCAACCGCGACTGTCCCATACGATGTCAGCGACGTGATGCTCCACACGTTGCACAACAAAACGCCAGCTGTCGTGGACCAGTAGAAGGCGTATATCCGCGTGCCAATCGCACACAACCGAACACGATAGTGACCGCTAGTCCATGAGCACTCGAACAGCTTAGCCTTCGTTGCCGCGTCCATGAACCGGATGTGGATCGTCTCGGTTGTGGTAAGGGAGTCCTGATCCTCTCGCCACGCGACAGCATAGATCCCGTCGCAATACACGGAGTCGCACACCACGCCATCCTCTGCGACTTGAGCGGTCCCTCGCTCCCCCCGAATGCGCTCCTTGATTACCGCTTCATAGCAGTTGTCCACGTCCTGCCACTTGTCCGCCAACTCCGCGTAGGTGCACAACCGGTCTCTCGTCACCACAACCGTCTCGTCGGCGTTCGCGAATATGCGCCGGGTGTTTTCGAGCGGGATGTCTGTCAGGAAGGCGTTGCCGAGCGCTACTGTCCCCGGCCGCATCTCCACCGACCCCTGCTTTCGGATGACTGCGTTCGTCGCGGTATGCAGCTTCCCTGACTGGACGAGCGCGGGCGCTACGTGCTGCGCCAGCCCGCCAGTCAACGGGATCTGCGCTACCTGGTAGTCAATCGGCATCAGAACACCAGTAGGTCGACCGTGCAGTCGGCGGTTGCGAGCAGCTGAATGTGGGTCTCAGTCATGCTGACTTCCGTGATCGTTGCCGCCCCGCGGACCCGGCACACGCAATACGACTTCGGGGTTCTCCCGCGCTTGTGCTCGATCTGTTTTGGTGTCGCCGCAGTCAGCGACACGCCAAGCACCCACGCACCGTCGGCTGTTGCAGCCCGCTCCGACTTGTTGGCGCTGTGCTCGAGCTCGGACGTTGCGATTCCAGCAACGCCAACCTGCCTGGGTATCAGCGGTACACGTCGACTCATAGGTACCTCACAGCCCACGCTCGGCTTCGTCGTCGCGACACCTTGGCCGTCGCACGGATGTCCCGGCGTGGTGCCATGGCGATGATGCGAGCCTCTGCCCTGTCGCGGTCCGCCATCAGTGTTGTCGTGTCCATCCGGCAAGACTCTCGGCACTTGATGGCAGCATCAAGCACCACAAACTCATCCCACCCGTTGATACCCTCGAGGTCTGTGGACCCGTCCAGCGTGGCCAGCGTCGGGACATAGTTGAGCGTGACAGACTCGACACTAGTCGGCGTCGGGTACCAATAGATGATGTCCCGTTGCAAGTGGTAGACGGGGGTGCGGGCGCTCCAGGTTTGGTTCGTGTACTCGGCCCGCTTGCTCCAATCCAGAGGTTGCAGTGTCACCAACGCGCCGGAACTCTGCACCCAGTCGAGCCCCAAGATCCGATAAAAGTCGCTCGGGGCGTTGTTGTTCCACTTCCCGATCCCTGTGGTGAGCGCGTTTGATGTACCGAAGTAGTCCTCCCCCCACGCGAGCAAGATCTTGTCGTAGAGACCGGTGGCCGACTGGTTGATCTCAGCCTCCAGCCAGCCGCCTGTGGTGGTGTCGATCTTCTGGGTGTAGGCAGGGAGCCCCGCACGGGTAAGCGTGCGACTCACTAGGTCTGCGAGCGTCACCGTGCGGGACATGGCCTACTCCTCGTCGTAGATCGAGCTGGCGCCCTTCTCGGGCTCCGCGTCTTCCTCGTTGGCGCACAGCGCGAAGGCTGTACGCAGAGCGTCTGCGACGCCTTGCTCGTCGTCATCGGCGATGGCGTCCAACAGGGCGCGTGACGCAGCGATGAGCCGATCCGGACCTTCCTCGTCTGGCTCAGGCTTGCCCGGCTTTCCGTGCGGCATCTTCTTCCCCAACAATACGGTCAAGTCCATGGTCAGCTCCTTGTCCGCAGCCGGGCGATGACCTGGATCGAGCCGCTGATGTCGGCCAGACCTGCGGCGGAGATGTCCCACGTCCCGATGACGATCGACTTGCTCGCCACGGCCTTGCTGATCACGCTCACGATCTGATCGGTGGGCGTGCCCTGCAACAGGCTCACGTCAACCACTGCACCAACCCAAGCGTCTCGTAGGACACACGTGATGGTTCCTGTTGCAGTTTTGGACGCGCTGGCGATCCAGTTGTCGTCCGAATACACGGTCGACACGGCGCCAGACGCGACGGTGATTTCTGCCGCGGCGAACACGGCGTCGCCGCGGAGTGACTGCGCTTCATGTAGCGATGCCTTCATGATTCACCTCAGCTCGGCAAGGTCAGGTCGACCTGATGGTTCGGGCACCGGCAGTGCAGCTGCCCAAGCCAGCCAGCGCGCGCCTCGATTGAGTCGGCGGCGTCGCGCGTCCGAAGGATCTTGCCGTTCGTGTCCGTGATGAGCCTCGGGGCTCCACCAAGGGTGTCGAGCGTCCAGTCGCTTGCGTCGATGAGCCGGCACTTGGTCGTCGGGACGTTCGGGCTGGCGAGGATCGGGATCTCCTGTCCTTTCTGCCCGAGCACGTAGAGCGCGGAGTACCCGACGCCAGCACGCTTGGACTTGACTGGGTCGTCCCGACGCGCGCGGGTCCCGAACTCCTTCGCCAGCTCGCGCCACTTCTCCGGATGCACGAAGCCGTGCGTAAGCGTATCGGCCCCACGCCAGCTCGCGGTCGCAATACAGTCCTGCAGAGAGTCCTCGATTGTCGCTGCACTCGCCGTGATGCGCAGGCCCGACAACACGTCAGGGTTACCAGTTCGATCGACCCCAAAGTGGCTGTCGCCGGTGGTCGGAGCAGTGCCGATCCAGTCGTCCCACCCGTACATGCACACGCCGAACGTGTACGCGCGGAACACGTAATCGCTCACTGCGATGCCGGTAACAGCCGCAGTAGCGCTCGAAGTCAGGTAGATCGTTGCGGTCGAGAAGTCGACGTAGTCGACCGTCACATATCCCGAGCGTACCGAGCCGGAGCGCCCGTCAGTGCTCGCGAACTCTAGGCGCATGCCCTTCTTGATATGAAGGAGCTGCTTCGCGTCGGTCACGACCAGCGCGGTCGTCAATGCAGTGGATGACGTGAGCCGGCAGATCGCGCCGCCGTGGTGAGAGTGGATCTGTCGCCCGAGCTCGTTCTGGAGCGTCGTCATGACGCCGTCCGTCTCGGCCTTGAGGCCCGAGACGAAATTTGCCTTGGCGTTCGGGGCTACGCCGTTGCCCTGCAACGCCTCGAACAGCTCGCGCTCGTACTGCGCAAATCCGTAGAACTTGCCGCGCGTGACGTCGAAGTGGTTGTACTTGTCGGAGTGCGCGATCGCCTGCACGCTCGCAAACGTCACGCCGACCGATTGGTTGTTGCCAGAGTTGATCACGACTCTGCGCTCAGAGCCGGTGAAGTCGCTGCGCATCTCGATCACCCCGAGCATCGGGTCGGAGATCTCAGCGAGCTTGACAAGAGCCTTGGCCGGGTAGAGCCGGACTAGAACGCTGTCATAATCGGATACGGAAGCAGCCATGGGAGCCTCGCTTCGGCGGGCTCCGCGCTAGCTTCCTAGGCTAGGGTCAGTCGGGCACCGCCGCGATTGCTGCCTTGAGCAGAGCGCTTTCCGACATGTCGTCGTCGTCAGGCGTCTGACTCGTCGTGGCCCGGTGCGTAGACGCTGCGATGGTCGTCGGAGCACTAGACCGGCCTTCCCCGGCTGCTTGTGGGGGGTGCGTCGCTTTGCTCGTCGCAGCTCCTGTCTGCTTCTGGGCGACGCTATGGAGCTGCTGATAGAGCTTCTGTAAGCTCGCATTCAGCATACCAGCAGCGACG